CGATACCAAGGGGGTGTGGCGCCATCTGGAGCGGCACGAGCCTGGGTATATCCTTCACGGACTGTACGAGGGGACGGCGGCAGAGCTGGGGTTCCCGCGTCCGCTGTCGCTGATGGGTCCGGACTGGACAATCACGGACCAGGAACCGGACGCCAGCGTTATCGAGACGGGCGTCCAGTGGCTGACTGCCGTGTACATTCCGAACATGCGGCCGAATCGGGTGTGGCGTGGCTCGTCGATGGGTCGGTCGGACTACGACGGCGTCGAGGCCCTGTTCGATGCGCTCGACGAATGCTGGACTTCGTGGATGCGCGACCTTCGTCTGGGCCGGGCGCGGATCATGGTGCCGCAGGAATACTTGGACGCGCAGGCGAAGGGGCGTGGCGCCGTGATGGACCTCGACCAGGAGGTATTCGAGACGCTGCCCATGGCGGTGTCTCGGGACGAGAACGGGATCACGCCGTCGCAGTTCCAGATTCGGGCAGCGGAGCATCTGGCGACCGCGTCGGCGCTGCTCGATCGAATCGTGGCGGCGGCCGGCTACTCAGCTTCAACCTTCGGACTGGAAGAGGTCCAGCGCGGTGTGACCGCGACCGAGATCATCTCCCGTGAGAAGCGCTCGATCATCACGCGGGACAAGAAGATCTCGTACTGGCGGCGTCCGCTCGCCGAGATCCTGCGAACGTTCCTTGCGGTGGACGCGGCGCAGGATTTCGCCAACCACGGAACCACTCTGCCGGATCTCCGCTGGCCTTCGGCGGTCCAGGAAGATCCCGGCAAGATGTCAGCTACCGTGGTTACGCTTCGACAGGCAATGGCGGCCTCGACCGAGACGCTCGTGAAGATGGTGCACGAGGACTGGACGCAAGAGGAGGTGGACGCAGAGGTCAACCGAATCATGGACGATCAGATGCGTCTCAACGTCAAGCCGGGCGGCCCGATCCAGGGCGGGGACGGGCAAGGGACAGCGCCGGGTACGTTTAAGAACGGCAAGGAGGCCATGCCGGCGGGTTCAACCCAAGGAGGTGCGCAGTAGTGGCAGGCAAGTCGATGAGGCCGGGGGGCGGCGGTCGCTTCGCCAAGATGGTTGCATCAGGCAAGTCGCCCGCGCTCGCCGCCTACATCGGTCGCAGGAAGTACGGCGCGAAGAAGATGGCCAGCTTCTCGGCCAAGGGCCGCAAGCGGGCCGCCGCGAAGCGTCGGAGGAAGTAAGGAGGAGACATGGCGGAGAACACGTACGTGGGGCAGGTCCCGCCCTCGACCGGGCAGGCGAATCCCCAGCCGGATTCCGATCGGGGTTCGCTCACGCTGGATCAGGTCCTTCCCTGCACGGGGCAGGCGGCGCCGGCCGCGCCCAAGCAGCCCGGTCTCGTGGATGGCGTGACCATGACGGGTCAGTCGGCCGCGCCCGGCGCCACGGGGGGCACCGGCGGGACGCGGATGACGGGCTCCTCGCGCGTCCCGCAGGCGGGCGGTTCGAGGTACAACTCGCCGGGTTCGGGGCAGGCGTCGGGCGGCAAGGGACCGGGTCGGGTCCCGCAGGCGGGCGGGGCTCGCTACAATCCGCAGGCGACGCCGCGCGGCCCGAACGGCCGCCCCGGCGGGACCAGCGCTCGGGCTCGCGGGTGAGCTACAGCATTCGCGTCGACGTCGTCAGCGGGACGCCGACGATCAAGGATATCTCGGGCACGCCGCCTGAGGGATCGTTCACGATCGCTGGACACAACGACTTCTCACAGGACCAGATCTCTCTGGCCTATCTCGATCCGGACGGCAACAGCAAGACGGCTTCCCGCATGGACTACAAGGTCCGTTCGGCTCCGGCGAGTACCGGGGAACAGCCCTCTCGGTGACGAGACGAGGCGTCAGACGGGCTTTCGATGCCTCTTCGAGTGGTTACCGAGGTCAACGCGAAAGGTTCCAGCCGTCAGGCGCCTCTTCTCGCGGCGTGGGTCACTCCGCCTAATGAGCGACCGTGGCGTGGCGACTCCGTCTCCAGAGTCGCGGTGGCGTGACAACTCCGTCTTCTGAGTTGTAGAGGAGTTCAGGCGATGTTTCGTTGGTATCTCGACCCGATCCCGTGGCGTCATTTCGAGAGCAACTCGGGAGGCGGCGACGGTGGTGGCGACGGCGAGGGCGGTGAGGGAGGCGATGGCGACAACGCCGGTCGCGCTCTCACGATGACCCAGGCCGAGCTGGACGGCAGAATCGCGAAGGCCGTGCAGCGAGCGGTGCGTCCGTTCTCCGACTACCAGGAACTCAAGGCCGCCAAGGACGAGCTGGAGACGCTTCGGGGGTCGTCGCAGACCACGGAGCAGCGCCTGCAGAACGAGCGGGATCGCCTGGTCCGCGAGCGCGATCAGGCGATGCAGCGAGCGACCAACAACCAGGTTCGGGCCGCCGTGGTCGCGGAAGCGGCCAAGCAGGGCTCCGTTAATCCGGACGATGTGGCGGCGCTGATCGACCGGGCGGACCTGGAGATCACGGATACGGGCGTCGAGGGCGTGGAGGAGGCGGTTCGTGCGCTTCTGGCAGCCAAGCCGTACCTGGCCGGAGGGTCGGGGAGGTCGCGGCGATCGGGAGCGGAGATGAACGGCGGTCAGCAGGGCGCACCGCCGGAGGCGACAGTTCTCCAGTCGCAGCATCGCGAGTGGCTGCGGACGGGGCAGATGACGCCAGAGCGTGTCGCCCTGGTAGAGAAAGCCCGCGCGACGGGCAAGTACGTCGTCGGGCGATAACGACATGACGTAGGAGAGCCATGCCAAACATCACGACGACCACCGCCCAGCTCTTCATTCCGGAGATCTGGGCACAGCGGGCGATGCAGGCGCTCAGGAACAACATGGTCCTGGCGAACCTGGTCACCCGGGACACGGATGTGGGTGCGTTCTCGCAGGGCGACACGCTGCACATCCCGTTCCCGGGCACGTTCGTGGCCAACGACAAGGCCCCGGGCGGCAACGTGCAGCAGCAGGTCCCGACGGACGCCGAGGTGCTGGTCACGCTGAACAAGCACAAGGAGGTCACGTTCCTCATCGAGGACGTGCCCAAGGTGCAGGCGAACCAGGACATCATGGACCGGTACCTGCAGAACGCGGTCATCCCGATCGCGGAGCAGATCGAGAACGATCTCTTCGCGCTCTACGCGAACTTCACCAACTCGGTGACCTCCGCGTCGATGACCAGCGCGCAGATCCTCCAGGGGATGCTGCAGCTGAACAAGCAGAAGGTGCGGCTCTCCGATCGCAAGCTCATCGTCTCGCCGGGCTCGCAGGTCAAGCTCCTCGGCGACACCGCCCTGCAGTCGTACATCGCGTTCTCCGAGCCGACGGCCGTGCAGAACGGCGGCATGGGGCGGGTGTACGGCTTCGACGTCTTCATGTCCCAGCTGGTCCCCGTGGCGACCACGTACAAGAACCTGGCCTTCACCCCGGACGCGCTCATCCTCGCGATGCGGTCGCTGCCCGAGGCGGGGAACCCGGGCGTCGACCAGATGGTCGTGCAGGACCCGGAGTCGCAGCTCCAGTTCCGGCAGACCGTGTCCTACAACCCGCAGGCGCTGGGCGTCCAGGTGACGCTCGACGTGCTGTACGGGGTGTCCGTCCTCCGCAACGCCGCTGCGGCGGTGGTGCTGACGCCGTCGGCCGACGGCTAGGAGGTAGAGGTGGCAGCTCCCGGAGGCATGAACGCCAAGGGACCCGCCACGGGCGCGTCTCTGGTGACCCCGACCTACTTCACCCGCGTTCCCAAGGTGGGGGAGGCGGTCTGGGTGGACGATACCGGCAACGGCGGGTACGCTCACGGCATCGTGACGCGTCCCTGGTCCGGGCTGCCGGGCGACGTGTTCTACACCGGTCCATTCGTGGGATGTCCGGCGGCTTCGGAGACGGTCCGAACGCCGGCCAACTGCACGTTCTACCACAAGTAGGAGGGGTCCGTGGCAAGGACTGACGTACCGACGACCCGACTGGCGGAGGAGGTCGATATCCTCGCGCCGGCCGGCGTCAACGTGGATGTGGCGAACGGCATGCGTGTCATCGCTGCGACGGGGCTGGGCGCCCAGGGCTCCAAGGTGCGGCGCTTCCTGCTCCGCATCACCAACACGTCGGCATCCACCAGGGTGGTCACTGTGGTGCGTGGTCCCAGCGCGCAGGACCCGCCGGCGGCTGACTACGCGACCCAGGCGATCCCGGTCACCACGGGGGAGATCAACTTCGTGGTGGGTCCCAAGTTCGTCCAGGCGGACGGCGGGATCTACCTCAACTTCGTCGCCGGCCACACCGGGGTGGTCATCGCGTACGAGCTGCCGGGCGGCGGCGGGTAGACGAGATGGCGACTGTCTACGAACTCGACGATTCGCCCAACGCACCGCGCGACGTCGACGGTCGGCCGACCCGGGTTCGGGTCATCCGGCCGGACGGCAACCCGACCGTCAAGCACGTGCGGGGGCCGGCGGGCGTCCACGACGTTCCCGACGACCACCCGGCTGCGCTCGCGTGCGCGGCCTACGATCTCGGTCTCGGCAGCTCCGGCCCGTGGCGCTGGGCCTCCGAGCAGGAGATCTACGACATGTACGAGCGCCAGGGGGTTCCGATCCCCGGCGAGTTCGACACGCGGCGGCACGCCAAGAAGGGCGTCGCGACCGGGGACGAGGTCACCGACGTCCGGACCCTGCAGAAGGAGGAGCCGCCGGCCGACGAGGACGAGAAGTCCGAGCCGAGCGAGGACGAGGAGGAAGTCGTGCCGCAGCGGGCGACTCCGCTCCCCAAGAAGGAGGCGTCCAAGAAGTCATGAGTGCAGATCTCGATCCGGCTGCGCTCCAGCAGGTCATCTACCGTCTCCAGTCAGAGAACGAAATCCTCAAGACGCAGATGCTGGCTGCGCAGCGCATGATCACCGAAGGGGCGCAGCCGATCGGGACGGCCTTCGTGAACTGCATGACCTACTGGAACGACCTGGCCCGCGAAGGGCACCCGCAGGCGCTCCAGAACCTTCGTAACCTCCACGACGCGCTCAACGAGAGTCGCGCCATCGTCGGCGGAATCCATCTCCCGAGAAACGGAAAGGAGCGCCCATGACGACCCCCACGACGGGGACGGCTCTCTGCCTCTACTGCGCCAGCGACACCAATCGGGTGCGGACGAACGACCATATCGTGACCGGTCCGCTCATCCGCGACCACACGGAGCTGCTGCGGCACCGGGACGAGAGCCACGACCTCCAGGTCGATCGTCGTACCGGCAAGGCGGCCGAGGATCTGGACGAGAACGAGCGGGAACTGGCGATGGTCGCCTCTTCCCCGGCCATGCAGGAGATCGAGGTCGATGGGCTGACGGTTGAGATCCCGACCGGATTCCGGCCTTGCTTCGTTCACAACTGCCCGACCTCCCGTCAGCGGGTGGTCCTGTACGCGGACGTGGAGGGGGCAAGCACGTCGTGAGCCGGTTCCAGACGTACGAAGCGTTCGTGATCCCGCCGGCCTTCTGGTCGCTGCACGAGAAGACGGCCAGGGAGATCCTCCGCGAGGTGCGGTCCAAGTACCCGTATGCGCGGAGCCTGTTCGACGCAGTGTCGTCGTACGAGGCGGCAGCGACCTCGCTAGCCCCTGTGTCGGCGGCGGCCTACGTCAACATCTGGGCACCAACGCGTCCGCTGGAGATCACGCACGTCGAGGTGTGGCAGACCACGACGACGGCGCTTGGCCATCTCCAGGCCATCCGCTCGACGGCACGGGGTACCCAGTCCACCACCGTGACACCGACGGCGGCGGCCAACGCCACCAACCCGGGCTTCATGCTCGCGCCCACGTTCGTCATCGACACCGCGTGGTCCGTCCAGCCGACGGTTGCCGCGATTCCGATGCGCGATGTGGACATCGCGGGCACCCAGGGGTCGAACGTGTTCTGGGACTGGGGCGACCAGGACCCGCTGCAGGTCGTCAACGGCAACGGGCTGGCGATCTGGAACGCGCTCGGTTCCACCACGGCCATCGCGAGGGCGCAGGTCCGGGCGCGCGAGTAGGTGGGCACCACCAACTTCGGTCTGACGACGCTGCCCGCCAACGCGGTCATCGACGATACGGTCCTGCCGGCACTCAAAGTGTCGGTGGGATCGTTCACGACTTTCCATCTCACTGCAGCGCGCAACGTGGGCGCTAACCCGCTCGATGGGCTGCCCGCCGGTGTGGTCGCGATACAACTCGTGGCCGAGTGGTCCATCGATGGCGTCGCATGGCAGGACGGGATGAGCGCCTCCTTTCCGGGCGGGGTGGTGTTCCAGGACAAGGCGCAGACGATCCGCGCAGAGACGGTCGAAATCGACTGGCCCTTCGGCGCGGACTTCCCGGCAGCCCAGTTCCTCCGAGGGCGGGTGGTCAACGGACCGAACCAGTGCACCGTATCAGGGAGCGTGACGTTCTCGTAGGCCATGGCGGGACCGATCCAGGGAAACAAGGGGACAGCGGTCGGCGCTTCCTCTATGACCCTGGCCCTGCCCGGTTCGGTGACCGCTGGTAACCTAATCGCAGCGTCGATGCAGTCGCCGAACACCGTCGGTGGCACGGTGTCGGACGGCATCAACGGGTCCTACTCGACCGGCCTCATCCACGGGACCACCAACACCGCTGATGACAACGGGATCTGGTTCAAGGCGAATGCCGCGTCGGGCACCCCGACTCTGACGTTCACACCGGGCGGCGCCGGCAACATCGGGGCCTGCGTCGAGGAGTACAACGGCCCTCTGACGGTCTCGCCGCTCGATGTGACGGGCGCGACCGACGCCACGGGCACGACCATCACGTCCGGATCGCTGACGACGACCGGGGCCAACGGAAGCCTGCTGGTCGCTTCGATCAGTACGACGACCAAGAGTACGACGCTGTCCAACACAACGTCGGGCTGGACAGTCGACCAGAACAATACCCCGAACGCGACCGAGGACGCGGTCATCGCATCCCGTGTCCAGGCGACATCCGGCGCGTTCACAACAACGTTCGGCACCAGCGGCGCCTCGCAGCAAATGAGCGTGGTCGTCGTCACGTTCAAGCTACAGGCGGCAGGGGGTGCGACGGCACCCAAGTCGGCGCGGACCCGCCTCGTCCGTACCCCGTCCACCCCCCGGGGACGGGCTGCGCTGGCGAAAGCGGGACCGCTTCCGGCGCCGCCCCGCATCCTGCGGACCGAAAAGCTGGTTCCTGTGGTTCGGGCGCCGAGAGGACACGGACAGGTCGCTCAACCGGGACCGCTGGCACTTCCGTCCACCCCGGCCCGAGAGAAGCTCATTCGTACGACTTCGACGCCGAAGGGCCGCGCCCCCGTGGCGAAGCCGGGTCCGGTGGCTCTTCCGCCTACGACCGCGAAGGAACGGCTGGTCGCCCTGATCCGCACGCCACGAGGGCGGGCGGGTCGAGCCGGGCCAGGACCTCTAGCGCAGCCGCCGATCTTGACGTCCAACGGGCTACTGGTACGGACGGTACCGACGCCACGTGGACGATCGTTCCTGGCGCCCAAAATTTCAGCGCTTCCCGTAGCCGCGATGACGTCGCTGGTGGCGCTGATTCGGGCGCCTCGGGGCCGGGCTCAGGTCGCGAAGACAGGCCCGCTAGCGCAGCCCCCCGTGATCGCTTCGACGAGTCTGGTGCGGACGGTCCCGACTCCGAGAGGGCGGGCGGTGCGGATCGCCGCGCCTCTGGTGCTGGCGCCGATCCAGGCGGCAACCAGCCTCGTCCGCGTGGTCGTCGGTTCCCGGGGTCGAGGGCGGGTCGCGGGGGCGGCCCCTCCCCCGGGCCGACCCACGATTGCGCGTACGCGGTTGGTCCGCGTGGTTCGGGTAGTTGTCAGCCGCGCCCGGCGGATTGCAGCCGTACTCACCGCCCCGCCGCCCGGGGTAGCGGAGCGTCCTAGCGCGTCACGGGCGACAGCGCTTAAGGCCGGGCGGCGCCCGGGCGCGGCCCAGCGGGGGCTACGCGACGACAACACGGTAGCCGGGGTTCGACCGGACGCCACAGTGAGCGGGTCGCGGGCGAATACCCGTGGAGCGAATAGGAGGGACGTGTCGTGACGGATAACGCGGTCATCCTTGGGCCGTACTCCCAGGGCGAGATCCCCGAACCCGTCGTGTATACGTTCAAGAAGTCGGACGGCACGCCGGATACGCTGCCGCCGGGACCGCCCGCGTTCACAGCCAAGTTCGAATACCGGCGATGGAACACCACGACTCCCGTGGAGCTGTCGGCGACGGTGCTCGACCAGACCATTCCCGCCAACGCCGGGCAGGTCACGTGGGCGTGGACTGGGACGGACATGGCGGTGTATGGCGATTTCGAAGGCGAACTCTGGGTAGGCAATGGGACGAATCGCTACCGGGCGGTCCGGTTTCGCTGGGTGGTTACGCCCTCGGTCCAGGTGGCTACGGTATGACCGTCGCCACGCAGATCGCGGCCAAGCAGCGGAAGCGGGCGTACAAGCCGCGTCCTCGGAAGGAGAGCGCGTCGCAGAAGGCGGCGGCTCGGCGCAACCTGATCAAGGCGCGGCAGCACCGAAAGCCCGAGACGGCAGCGCAGCGCGCAGCGGCACGCAAGAACCTGCTCAAGGCCCGTGGTCACTATCGTCACGGGCCGGAGACGGAGAAGCAGCGTGCAGCCGCACGGGCCAACCTGAAGAAGGCAAGGCTCAAGCGAAACAAGAAGCCAATCTCGGTTCGACAGCACCTCGCGGACATCGCCAACCTCAAGAAGGCGCAGCGGAAGACGATGACGGCGAAGCAGCGTGCGGCGGATCGGGCGAATTTGGCCAAGGCGCGAGCTAAGCCGCGTGTGCGCAAGCCGAAGCAGCCCAAGGTGGTCGTCTTCAAGACGGAGGCAATGAGCGACTGATGGCGTACGCCACCCTGGCCGATCTGATGGAGTTCACGGGGCAAGAGACGACTGCGCCGGGCGATGAGCGGCAGCTCCAGCGGGCATCCGATCTCGTGGACGCCGCGCTGCAGTCGGCCTACTACACCGTGGACGCTAGCGGGAACGCAACCGATGCCGGGGTGATCGCTGCGCTGCGGAATGCTACGTGCGCTCAGGTCGAATGGTGGCGACAGACGGGCGACGAGATGGGCGCCAAGGCTCTGACACGACCCGCTCCCGGAGCCCGTGCAACGTCACCTGCGCCCACGATGCAGGGAGCGGCGCTGCGCCGGCTCTGCCCTCGTGCGCTGGAGTACCTGACCGTCCCTAACCTCTGGCGGCACAAGCCGCTGGCCTGGTAATGATCCAGATCCGCGTCGATACGCACGGGTTCCTGGAGGCGCGCATCCGTCTGGACAAGATGGAGGCCGAACTCCGGGGCGCCCCGGACCGCATCGCCCGCGAGGGTTCCTTCATCATCATTGGCAAGTTGATCGAAGAGGCGCCCAAGCGAAGCGGGCGGTTGGCCGAGGGGCTTCGTGCGGAGGTTCGCGGCAGTCGGGCGACCTTCTCGAGTTCGGCGTCATACACCGACTTTGTCATCCATGGGACGGCACCGCACGCGATCTACGCCGGGATGTTCACGGGAGCTGGGCTAGGGAGGGAGGCGCTGGACTGGGCGGGCGCCGAGCATCCCGTGATCGGCGTGTACCACCCCGGTACCACTCCAAACCCGTTCCAGAAGCGGGCGATGGAGAAGGCGCGTCCCGAGATCATGGACCTGGCGCGTCGGGTGGCTCGGGAGGCGATGGGATGACGGTTCTAGCGGTCCAGACCTACTTCGCTCAGCAGGCGGCGACGGCTTCGGTCCAAAACACGATCTGGCAGCGACTGGTTGGGTTCGATCAGTTCCCCAAGGCGGACGATCCGGACATGGGGCCGTGTATCGTGGTCGTGGGGAGGTACAAGCGAAAGGAAACGCGGCTGCGTGGCAATCGAGGCGCGGGCACCAAGCAGTTTGCGTGGACGCAGGACTTGCTTGTCCAGGCCACGGACACCGACTCGGCCCGAGGCGGGCGCGCGTTCAGTACGCTAGTGGAGAACGTGTGTCAAGTGTTCCGTACGGGGCCGGGCGCGGCGACGGTCACCGATCCCGTGACGGGCGAGGCGTCAGGCGTGACCCATATCGGTGAAAACATCGACGTCGCCAACAACATGCCGATATCCGAGACCGATCCGCCAATCGAACTGACCTTCATCGCCGTCGTAACACTGACGTTCGTAGAAACGGCGCAGCCGTACTGAGGAGGTAAGGTGCCACAGCCAAACTATGTCGTCCAATGCGGAATGGCCAAGGAGCCGTCGTGGGGGACGGCGACTGTGCCGCCAACCGTGTCAATCTCGGTGGACCAGCCCGTCTTCCAGGAGGACGACGAGCCGATCCCCGACACGGGCCTCCGTGGCAACCGCGCCATGACGCAGAACATCGCGTTCGGTCAGGGCGCCACCATGGTCAACCTGCCCAACATGCCGTGGTACGGCGACGACTCCGTCCACTGGCTCATGGCGTTCCTGGGCACGGACACCGTGACGGGAGCGGCGCGGACCGGGACGCTTAGCGCGGTCGCGGTCGGCGCAACCACAGCCACGTACACGCCAGGCACGGGTGGCGCCTCTGTCACGGGCGACATCTTCGTGATCGACGCCGGGCTGCCGACGCAGGAGATCGTGGTCCCGACCTCCATCGCCGCCAACGTGTGGACGGTGCCGGCTACCGGGCTCAACTCCTTCAAGTTCGCCCACGCGGGCGGTGCGGCCGTCAAGACCCTGTTCCAGCACGTGCTCACGCTTTCGGCGGCCATCCAGCCGTCGTACACGGGGGTGCTCTTCGACAACCTGGTGGCGACGTGCAAGCAGGTGACGGGCATCTACTTCGACCAGTTCGATCTCAAGATCGCCAACCCGGGCAAGACCCTCGCCTCCATGAAGGGGCTGGGGCAGCTCGGGTCGCTCATCACCAAGCCCGTGTTCCCGGCATACTCGTCGGAGCTATTCTTCGACGTCCCGTGGCAGACCTCGTTCGTGGTGGCTGGCGTGGCCAATGCGAGGTTCACCGGCTTCGATCTCGCGATCAAGGCCAAGGTGGATCAGATCTTCGGCATGAACGGGACCAGGTCGGCGACCTCGGCGATGCCGGCTCCGATCCAGGTCGAGGGGACGGCGCTGATCGTTCCCGATGACTACACTGAGTACACGTACTACCTCAACAACGTGCAGCCGACGCTGGTGGCGACCATGGACACCGGCTCGACGCGGACGGTGCTGCAGATGAGCAAGTTCGCGTTCAAGAAGCCGACCACGCTGGACCACGCCGGCAACTTCACAACCATCAAGGCAACGTGGGAGGCCGTGGCCAACTCGACCGATGCCGGCTCGGGTGGGAACTCGCCACTCAAGGCGATCATCTGGAACTCCCGCTCGGGCGCCTACTAGACAAGGAGGAGTGGAATGCCATATCGGAGAGGTTCGGAGCCGGAGCGCTTGCCGCTGCCGTCCAACCCGGAATACTGGGTGGACATGAAGCGAAGGCCCACGCGCGGTGACCGCATGGCGGCGCAGGACGCGCTGATGAGCGTGGTCAACATCGACACGCGGGGACTCACCGCCGAGGAGATGCGGCGGATCGAGCGCGATCCGGATGACCAGGACACGACGCGGGGGCTGCTAACCGACTACCGGTACAAGGCGTACCTGGACACGTGGCTGCTTCGTCTCATCTCGGCCTGGAACATCGATCGGTCGATCCTGGACCCGGCCTATGAGGGCGAGGAGATCGCCCCCATCACGCAGGCGGCCATCGACGCTCTGGACGACGAGGACGGCCAGTTCCTGCTTCATCACGCGCGCAAGCGCATGAAGGCGAATCGGCCGGACCCTACTTCGAACGGGCAGTCTCGGGGATCCTCAACGGGTATGAGATCCGACACCCCGCTGCCCAGCGCGCAATAGAGCGCTTCATCTTCTGTCAGACCTTTCAGATCTGGCCGCCGGATCGACTCGACGAGATCAGCGACGAGGACTACTACCAGTTCCGGTCCATAATGAAGATTCAAGGGGAGATCGCCAAGCAGCGTGGATCAGGAAACTCTTGATATCATCCTAGAGATTCGTGATGAGGGTCTTGACGCCATCCACGACGTCAAGGACGGTATCGCGGATCTGACGGGACAGATAGATAAGCTGATCTTGGTCGAAGCGACCGCGTCGCTGGCTGCTGCTGAGTTCTATGCGTCGCAGAAGGCGGTCGGCGACGTCGCGCAAGACAACCAGCGCAAGGTAGGCGGCATGAACCCCATCCTAGCTGCGCTGGGCCAGCAGTGGGGCAACCTCACGGGTCTGACACAGGCCATCATCATCTCCATTGTCGCCTTGACCACGGTGTTCGAACCGTTCGGCGCCGTGGTGTTGGCGGCAACGACTACGTGGGCCGGGTTCATAGCGGGGTTGGCGGGGTCGGCAGCGGCGATCGCTATCGCCGGTGGGGGATTCGCAGCGCTAGCGGCCGGTGTCGTAGCTCTAACAGACTTCTCATTTACGGCGCAGCAGACTCAGATCAAGGACCAGATCGCGGCGTTGGCGACACAGCGAGAAGAGCTGATCGCGGCCGAGAAGTGGGGCAAGACGCAGCAGGAGGAGTACACCGAGTCGGTCGACGCCCTGAAAGCGAAGCTGGCCAACCTACACGACCCGCTGGGCGATTTCGAGGGTGCTCTGCGGGGCGTCGGTCAGGCACTCGGTAACGAGGCCGCCCCAGCGACACAGCAAATGATCGACGCGTTGACGCCGCTACTGCCATTGGTCGAGTCTACGGGGAAAGGAATCGTCGACTGGTTCTCTAGTCGTCTCCCCGGCGCCATCATCGCGATCGGTCCTCCGCTCCAGGTCATCTCGCAGGTCGGAACGAAGATGGGCGAGGACTGGGGCCACTTCTTCGACGACATGGAAGGGCGAGTTCCTGCGCTGACGCCGCTGCTGGGCAAGCTGGGCGACCAGGGCGAGCGCGCGTTGGAGGGCTTGCTCAACAACCTCGTTCGGCTCACCGACTGGTTCACGACTGAAGAGCCGAAGATGGAACCCGTGCTCAAAGCATCCGCAGACGCAATCGGGGGCACGTTTAGCGGGATCTTGCAGAAAGCGGCGGATCTCGTGGACTTCATGGCCACCCACTGGCCAGAGATTTCCAAGAATGTCCAGCAGGTCGTGGGCGACATCAAAGCTGGATGGGACCTTGCTCGGCCCGCGTTTGACGGCATGCTCCAAGACTTCGCTGACCTTGGCCCCTCGGTCAAGGACGATCAGAAGAACGTAGACGATTTCCATACTTCCCTCAAGGACTTGACAGCCGCCATCGTCATCGCGGTAACCGTCATCGGCGAGCTGGTAGTGATCGCTGTCGAGCTTGCCGTCGTCCTGAGAGATATCAATCAGAAGATCAACGACGTCTATACCGCGCTCAACCGCTTCATCTCGTGGCTGAACAGTGAAGGCTTCTTGGGGCCGATCGGCATCGCAATATCCATCCTCGATACGCTGGCCGGGAAGTTGGAAGCGATCACGGGCGTGCACGACGTACACGTAAACGTCATCACAACGGGAAACCTGGGCAGTGGTCCTGGAACCGGGTCAACTGGCGGCACGGGGGAAGGGTCGCCAAACATTTCCACCGCAGCGCTTTTTCCGTCATCGGGCGGAGGGACTCCCGTGGTCGTGCAGGCAAGTCGGTCAGGCGGTGCCGTAGTCAACAACTTCTACATCACCCACCCGGACGGGCTCCAGATCACGGCTGCTGTCGAGAAATACCTTGCCGAGGCGTTGGGGTCAACATGACGAAGATCAACACTCTCGACCTAGGTCCGTCGCACTCGTATCTCAAGACCCGGGTTGGACAGAACCTAGGAACGATGCCCGTTGGTGGAGGTTCTCCGGCTGTGTGGGCGAAAGGTGGCACAACCGAGGAGCAGCCGGTTATCCTCCACGTGACCCCCTGGCAGGCGGTCGGTGGGCAGGGAGCCAACACGGGGGGTGCTCTCTCCTTCATGCTTCGGCAGTTGGAGCAGATTGCAGCCAACTCGGTCAACCACCCTGTGTACATCGCGTGGACCTCAACCGATGCGGGCGGCGGCGCTATGAACCAGCCCGATCCGCACGACGGATGGTACGTTCTGACGCTTTTGCAGCCTACGTACAACGTCGGGATCTGGAGCGGGTCGCCGATCGAGGTCCCCGTGACCGCCACGATGGTTGCGCCGTCGAGTCCCGCGTCGTTGGGAATGTGGTGGGCGGGAGCGCCGCTGGCGACCACGTATGCGAACGGCACGGGCTGCCCGCAGCCGATCCTGGGTTTCCCCGTGGGCTCGACTCCCCCCTATCCGTCGAGCCGGACGGGCGCCGAGGGTGCGGTGCCGACCTCGCTACCTGGACCGTTCCCAGATACGCTGCCCAACGTCTACGCCAATCCCGTTCCATTTATTCGGCCAGGAACGATCGCCGGGTTGTTCACGGGTGGCGTTCGCGTGTACGACACGCAGGTGTCGGGCGGCAACGCGGTCCCAACCAACGGCACTTTCCTCAACTCGAACTGGGTACAGGTCTACGGGACCAATCATGATTTCCAGGGCGACTGCGTGGTCACCAACGGGCTGCTTCTTCTGCTATTCGATACAGGAACTACGAGTGCGCCGGCGGTCTACGTGTGGAACACGCAGCTCGTCACTCCCGCGTGGGCGCTGGCAATCTCGGCGCAGTACGTGGACACGGTACCGAGTACCGGAGTACTCCGCGACATCAACTTGGAGCGGGTCGGGTACGACATCACCCGGGTTCGGGTTGTGGTGTCCACACCGAACAACTCGTGGGCCAAGATGGTGTGGCGTCTGGGTCGAGCCTGGTACCACGCTCCCGTGGATCTCTACGCGCAAAACGCGCAGATCGCGTACAACTTCGCTCTCAACTTCATACTAGCGAATGCGGGCAAGATCGCGTGGAACGACGTCGCCGTGACCGATTTTTCCGTAGGTACGCTGTCGCCCACGGCAAGCGGGTCAGCCTTCGGATTCGGGGCCGTCATGAGCCAGGTGGCTCGGAGTCCCCTAGTTGGGGTCTTGTACCAGAATCCGCCGTCGGGCGTCAACTCGGGCCAGCCCGTGCTTAGCGGCACGACCGACATCGGCTATGGGGATTCGGCTGCGATCCCAGCTAACACGTTCCGGACGTATGGCGTGTTCGCCGTCCCGTTCGCTACGGCGCCCAACTTGCAGGCGGAGGGCGAGTCCGGGGCATTGGGCACCGGCTGGTCCTCCGTGGCCAACGCGGGCGCGTCCAACGGCAACGAAGCCAAGTGCGCTTCGGGCACGCTGTCCGGAAACGCGAACCTATTCGGCACCGCCTGGCAGCCAGTTCCTAGCAACGCGTCGTTTGGGGATGTCTGGTTTCGTCTACGAGTGGCGTCGGCGGCCGGGGCGGTGCAGGAAATGACCGTGGGCCTGTGGGACGCTACCGCAGGCGCGTTTGTGGCGAATGGGTCGACAACGCTGCGGGCCAATCAGGTCCCCACAACGTACGGCACGAATAACTGGATCAAGGTTAACTCGACCTTGATGTTCCTGCCCTCGGGCCACAACATCCAGTTCCGCGCCGTCACGGCGGCCACGATCGGCACCGACTGGTTCGTGGACGAGGCATTCTTCGCACCCCGGACTGGCGCTCCCATCGGCAATATCGGTGCGGGTGACTGGCCCGAGGATATCTACAGCCAGTTCATGTTTCCGCTCGTCTCAATGTTGGTACCAGGCTAATGACCGTCAAACCCGGAGTCCCCACCGCCCCGCTCAGCTATCGAATCATCAACCCGAATGGCGACGTCGTGGAAGTACCCGCGCTGGCGCACCTGGGCTCCTCCAAATGGACCACGCGGGCGATCCAGAACGGCATTCCTGGCTCCGCCACCGTGGGGTCGTTCGACATCCCAATCGCGCCTGCCGTGGCGATGGAGTTCAAGCGGAACAAGCGGCTGTTCGATCCCCTGATCGACCCAACGCTGCCGCCGCTGCGTATCGAAGGGTCGCAGGGCGATGTCCCCACCAAGTTCCCCAAGTTCTCGGGCGTCATCACCAAGGTTCGTCCCGGATTGGACGCGTATTCGATCACTGGGTCGGACTCGCTGTGGTGGTTGCAGCAGTCGCAGCTCTATCCCGGCGAAGTGATCGGCGCGGGGGGCGCGACGTCGGCGTTGTTCAACGCGTTGCGTAGCACCCGAGAGGTTGTCTGGGATGACGATTTCTTCGGATTCGGCGGGGCGGTCGGCGGCAAGCATTCTGCTGCTGACTACAACCTGAGCGGCGGTTTCACGTTCACGTCGGCTGATCCTTTGCGCGGACAGTCGGCCGTAACGACATCCACCTTTGCCGCGTACATCAACTCCAAGACCACTTGGAACGCCACGACTGGGCCGTACAACTGGACAGGCAGCGGCATCGGCGCCTCGATGATCATCGCACAGGGTACGATCATCGGCAGCACAGATACCGTGGACTCCGGCGAGATCGATATCTTGTGGGACGTAGACTCGACTGTCCAAAATGGCTACCTTGCGCGAGCGTACATCTACCAAACAGGCGTGGGGTCGGGGCTATGGAACGTTAATTGCAACATCTTTACGATCACGGGGGGCACGTTGGCCTCCGTAGCTGCCGCGGTCAACGTAATGACGGGTCTGTCCAATACGTTTCATTTCGAACTCGGAGTGGTTCTATACAACCTAGGCGGAAATCGCGTCGCTCGCGTGATTATCAATGGGAAGGATGCCAACTGCGTCTATTCCTTCAACACGGCGCCATCGCCGGCTTCGGGCGGCGTAGGCGTGCGTTTCTCCTTCTCGGGCGGGACTCCGACCATCTACGTCAATCGACTTCGATTCACTTCGCGTGCTGTCCCGGCCAACTGGGGCACAGCGCGATTCGGCGCCGGCTCGATTTCCACGGGGATGACGATTCCGCAAAACATCATCAGCACAGGGCAGACTCACATGGACGTGATGGGTCTGCTCTCTACTCTGGACGGGTTCTGGATCCGCAAGACAGCCGGCTATAACTCCCGTGGCGACACTTTGGATTACGGTCTGTCTCCAGGGAACGACCTCAGCTCGATGGTCGTGTTCGAGGAAGGCGTCAACATTGACATGAACGGGACGATCGTGGCCCCGGTCAGTGACCTGTATGCCAGCGAGTCCCGTGTTCTAGCCGTCCCCGGATTCGACTCAGGCGGATCATATACGTGGTCACGGATACAGGACGCGGGAGACATGGTTCTCACCGATACGATATCGGACATCGGAGTGCCGGGATTCCTGTTGCTGGCCGCGTACGCGCAGGTGATCGCGGCCAGGAAGGCGAATCCGCTTCAGGCGATTCAGCTGTCGGTTGTTCGTGACGAAAACTCGAGTCGATGGCGCGAGTTGGACTTTGTTACCGTCCATATTCCGAGTCTAGGCATCTTCTACCAGAAAGCGCAGATCGTCGGGTACACGTACACCGAAAAAGCCGTCCAGGACACGGTGTGGCTGAATCAGTTTCCGGATGCGCTGGTCCGAGTGCAACTGGAGCGCATCAAGCGTTCGATCGAGTGGATGACGTCCATCGTCAATCGGTAAGGAGGTTCGTACGAAATGCAGCCCATCGCCATCGCCTGCCAGCCGGGCACCAGCCGCGCCGACTACTTCGTTGTCGCGTCGGGGACCGGCGGTCCGCGTACCGTCTTCTGGCTCGGCACCCCGGGACCGCCGCAGCCGGGGCAGCTCGCCAACTGGTTCGACCTCGGCGGGGAGGCGCTCTCGATCGACGCCGAGTGGTCCGGTGACGGCTCGGTCCTCTATCTGCTCTGCCTGGGTCAGGACGACCGGCTCTGGTCGAACTCGCTCTCGGCGCTGACCAACGAGTGGACCGGCTGGGTGTCCGATCTCGATTCGGGCGTCCTGCACAACATCGTCGTCACCACGTCATGAGCGACGAGGGCCTCTTCCTAGACGCCCTCAACCCGTCGTCGCCGGACCAGCTCGTCAACGATCTGCGTCAGGTGGGCGCGTCGGCCGTGGGACTCTATGTCCTGCGGCGCGACGCGTCTGGGAACCTTCTCGGGAATGGCGACTGGACGCCGGGGCACGTGCAGGCCGTGCTGGCGGCAGGCTTCCACGTGCTTCCCATCGTGGTTCCCGGGAGCCGCCCGCAGGACTCGGACCCGCAGTCGGCGATCGACACCGCCCTGGCGTTCGGCTGCCCCGTGGGGCCGATCGTCGTCGATTTGGAGACGTTCTCGTTTCCCTCCGCCGGCTGGGTGGGTGGCTTCATCCAAACGGTCCGAGCGCAGGGCTGGAAGGCGCTACGATACGGCGACGTCACGGCACTGGCGGGCTACCCGGTCGGCGACGGCGACTGGATCTCCCACGGCTACATTCCGGTTCGATCCGACCAGCTCTTCCCGGTGCCGGCTCTGCCCCAGGTGGCGGGGGTGGTCGGCGACCAGTACACCGTGGGAGTGATCCTCAACGGCACCAGCTATGACGGGTCGGTGTTCGACCTGAACATCTTCGGAGGAGTGGATGACATGGCTCTGACCCCAGAGCAGGACCAGCGGCTCGCCGACGTGCTCTACATGCTGCTGTACGGCGCGGCCCCGCGCTTCGCGGATTCGGCCTCGAACCCGATGGGCTGGCAGGTTCCCGGCGGCAAGGGCCACCTGACCCGGGCGTTCGAGCAGTCGTTCGCCAACCAGGCGGCCATCCTCGCCGATCTCGGCGTGGACCAGTCCGAGATCGATACCGTGCTGGCCAAGATCCAGACACCGGCTCCTGTGGACCCCGTGGCGCTGGCGAATGCGCTGGAGCCGCTGCTCGCACCTCACCTGTCAACCGGCCTGGACCCGCAGGTCGTCGCCAAGGACGTCGCGCTGGAGCTGGGAAAGGCGCTCAGCGCAGCTCCGTAAACCGTCAAACAGAAGGGAGCCTGAATGACCCTGCACGACGCCTTCATGCAGATCATAGGGCCATTCGGGGCTCTTTTCCTGCTCCTCGTGGCTGTGGTGTATCTATGGCAGGATCGAGGTGCGCAGCGAAAGGAGACACAGGCGATGGAACGAGACCGCGATCGATGGCGGGATCTGTATTACCTCGCCGTAGTCAGTGGTGAACGAGCGGCCAAGGCGGGTGCTGAGTTGGCAAACCTGCCCTCGGCGGCGCCGCCGACCGTGCCGGTCGAGAGCGACTCGTGAGTATCTGGAGGTGGCTACGCATGCACATCGGTCGTCAGTCGGGGGCCACTGTGACTCCAGAGGCGGTGCACGAGACTGAGGCGCAGCGAGTAGCTGATCTCGAAGCGCGTGCGAGACGGGTCGAGATCCAGCGGGATCTCGCCCAGCGACGCCAGCCCAAGCCGCGCCCGAGGACCACTCGGTGACGTGGCTTCTTATCATTCGTATCGAAGAATGGCTGGCAGTCGGGCTGGCTCTTCTCGGAACGGGGCTCGGCGCCTACTTCGCGGCTGACAACAACAAGGACCGAATGGCCTACCGCAGCCGCGGCTGGAACGGGTTCGCAGATCTGACTGCGAAGATCGGCATCCGCAGCGGACTGGCCAAAGCGTGGCTGCACGCGCTGCTCGGAGTCCTGCCCGCTCTTGGTCTGCTATCCCCTTCACCCTCGTCCGTACGGATAGTCGTGGCTCTCGTCTTCTACGGAACACTCTGCGCAGCCCAGACGCTTCCAATCAGCATGCAGCTGCTGAACGAACGCGATCGACGCCGGCTGCATCGAGGGCTAGTGGCCGATTTCGACGCCACCACGCGCCCTTGACAGCCGGCGTTCCCGTGTGCTTTAATGGGTGGTGGCGCCTGGTGCCCGGGAACGCTGCGACCAACCGGGGACTGGCGGAGACGGTTCGCAGACCAATGGACCGCCACGAAGGACCCGATCGCCAACCTAAGGCGCGGAAGCCCGGGGCGCCATAACCCAGTCGGCTCGTAAGGAGGAAGTGGAAATCATGATGCGATACGCGAAGGCGGTCGTGGCCATCCTCATTCCCGTGGCCATCGCGCTCAACAGCGCGCTGAACGGGGGAGATGTCACGTCCAAGGAGATCGAGGACGTCGTCCTCGCCGTCGTCGGCGCCATCGGCGTGTGGGCGGTCCCGAACACCCCCGCGCTGCCGGCTCCGTCTCCCAAGCCCTAGCTCGATAGCCCCCGCCTTCGCGGGGGCACAGTTCTCAACCCGACATAGCCAAGGAAGTCTAGGGGTAGACATCACGGGGGGTTTTCTCAACCGAGCGTGACTCTGCGGCTGGTCGGGAGGAGGGGTTCCGTTGTCCGTAACACTGACCGTTTTCGCCGCGCTCTCGCTTCTGACTCAGGTTCCGGCTTCCCTGCCGGTGAATCCCGCAACCGTTCCGCCGCCTACGCAGGTCGATGTTGGCGATCCTTGCCCTCTGTTGAGTCTTCCAGAGGGATGTTCTCAGCCTCCACCTCCGCCTCCTCCTCCACCGCCCACCGCGACGGTGCAGCCGGGAGATACCCTCTCGGAACTGGCCATGGCCTGGGGAGTCGATCTGGCCGTAGTGGAGACCGCGAACTCGTGGATCGGCAACCCGGACGCCATCGAACCCGGCTGGGTTCTGGCGATGCCCGGCGGCAAGCAGCCGCCCCCCCGGCCCCCGCAGCCCGTTTACACAGCTACCGTCGGGGGGTCTTCCACGAACGCCTCGCACATCTCCGTGGCCGCCGTGGGCAACCACTTCTCCTTCGGCTATTGCACCTGGTACGTGGCCAATCGCCGCCCGATCCCGTGGTTCGGCGATGCTGGGCAGTGGGGACCTAACGCTCGTGCGATGGGCTTCCCCGAGGGGATGACGCCTCGGCCCGGCGCTATCTACGTGGGATGGGACGGACCGGTTGGCCACGTGGCCTACGTCGAGGCCGTGAATGCGGATGGGTCGTATGTGGTGTCGGAGATGAACTACAACGCGTGGGACGTCGTGGACACCCGAACCATTCGGCCCGGCTCGGTACCGCTAGAGACGTTCATCTACTAGACGTCCACTCCTCCCGTTCCGGGGACCTCCGCTCGTGCGGGGGTCCCTCTATGCCTGGGCGATCTTTTCGAGGAGCGCATCCATGGAAAGACCCTTGAGCACCACCGTAACCATGTGATCATTGATCCCTTCGTGGCCTCGAATCCATAGACGCTTCTCGCCCTCCTCCCACACGAGTTGCGCTTGGGACATGTCTATGTCTACGTGGACGAACGATGCGGCCGCATCGATCAGGTCACGGCGTCTCATGGTTCGGAGTCTTCGTCGCGGTCGATAGTGATGAGTATGGCGACCGCACAAACCGTGGCGGTGGCAATGGACGAACTGACCCACACGGCGACGATGACGAAGGTAGAGAGATTACCAGTCATCGCGGTGCGCCTCCGTGACGTGCTTGGTCCAGGCGAGGACTGCATCGTTGAGCGAGTCACCAACGTGGCGCCACTTGCACTGACACTCGACGGTGGGATCGGAGTCGCTGAAATAGATGCACATGAATATGTCATCGCGGCGATACTGAGCTGACGCACGTGCTCTCTCCATCAGCTCGTAGCCGGTCCCCGTGTGGTCAGGCGCCACCTCCCGTGACATCGGGATGAGAGGTCGTTCCTTCTCCGCCAGAGCCGTGAGAGCGCGAATCACGAGCTTGGCGTCCTCGGTGGTGAACATGGTCCCGCGCAGTTCGCCGTCGGGGCCGTAGATCGTGCGTTCGCGAGGACCGGGCTGGTCGCCACGGTCGGTGCCCAGACGCCATCCGTTCGGCGACTCGATCTGGGTCCATCCCTCCAGCGCCTCCAGGATTGCGGTTCGGTACCTCTGGACTGCGCCCCAGTACGTGGTCTGCTTGAGGACGTCGAGATCGACGGCAGCGATCTTTCTCATGGGTGAATGTGTCCTTCGCCGATCAGATGGTTGATCATACGATCCACGCGGCGGCGTTCGTCTTCGTAGTCCCGGCGGAGTTGTGCGGGGTGTTCCACTGCGCCCAACTGTCGAGCGAGTGCCGCAAGAAGAACGGGCGCAGCTGCGTGAGAGAGATGGAACCATCGATCCTCTGAGTCGAGAGTCGCGTTGGACGGGTGGGGCTTGATGTCGCCACGGTGAGTGTGTAGATAGGTGCCTCCTGCCGATGTTTCGGCGAGATAGACGTCCAGAGTCAGACCAGGCCAGTTGTCGATGATATGGACCTTGAAGCTCACTGGCCGGAACTCCCGAATCCCTGCTCGCCACGGGATGACTGGCTGAGCGCCTCGACGAGAACGGGCACGTAGTGCTGCGTGAGGTTGTGGAAGAGGATGATTTGGGCGAGACGCTCGCCCGTCTTGACTTCGACGGGCTTCTCGCCTGCATTCCATACGCCCGTGAACAGCTCGCCCCGGTAGCCCGTGTCAATGATGCCCGGGTTGACGATCAGCCCCCGCTTCCGTAGCGTACTTGATCGGCCGATGACCAGCGCCCAGAGGTTCGAGGGCAGCTCCATCCCCAGACGGCAGTGAATGTCCACGAACTGGCCCGGTCGCACGATTGCGTCCTCGGTCACGTAGAGATCAAGCCCGGCGTCATCGGGGTGGGCGCGCGTGGGTAGCGTGAGGTGGTCGATGGAATCGGGAGCCTCGACCATCGGAGCGAAGGGCAACTCGCTGATCACCGTGGGGGCGCCTCCGGCGCGCACGTTCTGCGCTTGTACGACGCCTCCTGCGGCGCCTGGCCCCCGCGAGCGGTCTATGCGTGTCTCGTCTGACGCTGGATCGGGCACCAGCCGCCCCCCCGTAGCCTCCTCGTGGAGCCCCCCGATCTCGTGGGCCTCGGGCGCGTCGTGCGGGTGGTGCTTGCGGCAGACCACGAGGGTTGTGCCCTCCACCCGCTCGCGGCCGATCCGCCAGCACCTTTTCACGTGGCAGTTGTGCCGGAGATAGACCGACACGAGGCCGCCCAGAATAGCCAGCTCCGTGATGTCGGACCCGAAGCCGCTCCAGAACCCGTAGAAGGGGCCAGAGAGGTTATCGAGGCCGAGGACGTGGCTGAACCACCCCCACAGCATCCAGAACTCGTCCATGTGTCTCCTTTATGGGAACGGGAGCCCGGCGAACCGGACCCCCGCTCGGATTCAGTTCTTACTGGGATCGCGCGCCGGCTCTTCGGGCTTGTCCTTGTCCTTGTCGTCTTTGGACTTGCCGTTGTCCTTGTCCCAGCCGATCACCAGTAGCATCCTCTTCCGCACCAGTGGATGCCCGAGTGCTGGAACGCTCCGGCGCAGCGCTCGTTGTGCGCTCGACAGGTCCCTCCAGTATCGCAGTTGCCGCCCAGGAACGATCGGATGCGTCCGAGGAGCCACCAGCCCATCAGCTATTGAAGCTGGTGTACCAGTTGGGGTTGAAGTTGGTGTACGTGTCTGGCCAGAGCGACCAGTTCTGAGCCGACCAGGGCGTCTCGTAGCTCCGGAAGTCGTCTACCTGACGTCCGCACGGACCCGGACCGTAGCCGATCACAGGCGAGCTAGCCGCCCCCGTGGCGGCGCCCCGGACTTCGACCCACCAGGTGCCCTGGTAGACGCCGCAGGCCCACACCCGACCGCCGACGATGATGTCGGCGTTCTCGTTGGGGGTGCCGTCGTTCCACACCTCCCAGACGTACTGTCTCCAACAATTCCCGTTGGAGTCGCTGTAGCGGTACGCCGTGATCGCAAAGTGGACGTGCACGACCCCGACTCCGATATCGGTGATGTCGTGGTCCGCCTCCTGGTTGCCGTCCCAGTACCAGGTGTTCTGCCAGTCCGAGAAGTAGCAGGCCGACCCGATCGCGTGCGCGGGCTTGGCCGACAGAATCAGCAGGGGCATCACTCCGCCGAGCAGGAACGCGGCGATGATGACGGGAACGATTCTCTTGAGCAGTCGCACGATGTCTCCTTGTGCATGTTCGGTGGACGAGGGCGGGCCAGTTCGTTACATCCACTTCCCCCTTTCCCGGATCACCTGAATGATCCTGGCGTAGACACCCGCGTCGTGGGGCGTATCGGCGTTGGGGATTCGTCCGTGAGCCATCGCGCCGAAGGCCCGCGCGACCTTTCCCAGCTCGTAGAACCAGCAGGCCATTTCCTGCAGTTCGGCCGACGTCCACTCGTGGTCGCGCGCACCGTCCGAGTTGAGCATCACACCGAGGGCGAAGCCCATGATGTCGAGGTCGGCGGCCCCGTATTCGACCGCCTTGGGGATGACCTTGTCCTGCTCTGCGAGATTGAGGAGGTTCCACAGCGTGCGCAGAGCCTCTTCCTGGTCCATGGTTCCGGGCTGGGGACTCACCGTGTTGGAATTCACCCCGCTCGGCAGCCACCTGAAGACAGGACAGCTCTCCAGATGCGGCACGTCTTCACCTGCGCCGCAGCCAGGACACCGCCCCTCCAGTTCGCGGCAGTGTGGGCAGAGGCCGTTGGCTCGTCGACCCGAGTGCTTGCCTTCCTTGTGCTCGATCATGAGGAATCGAGCGGGATCGGTGGTGTCAGCTCCGATGATTCCGGTGCCTTCGGAGTTGGGTTCTTCCACTACTTGTGTTCCTCCACCTTGATGAGGGCCGAGTATCCGGTTCGCAGAATGTCGCCCTCGAATAGCGCCGTATCTCGAACCTGCACGGCCGTTGTGTCCCGAAGCCACTTGTTGAGTTCGCGCCAGAGCGCGTCTGCCTGGCCCTGTTCTTCCATGTCGTAGCGGATAACGATCGAGCCTTCGGACATCAGTCCTCCTCTTCCTCCTCATAATCCACACACTGGCACTCGTCTACTTCGCACGCACGGAAGTATCCCGAGTTCTCGTGTTCTTCGTCAGCGTGTCCGCAGACGCACGCCATGGTCAGTATTCTCCTTGGAGATCGACGAGGGTCTTGGGTCCGGTACCGACCGCGCGGATGCTCACCCCCAGCTCCTCCTCGCGGTATCGCAGCCAGTCGCCGGCGAGACTGAGGATGTGCTCAGCGTCCGTGCAGTTCTTGAGCGGCGGGAAGACGTAGTCCAGGAACGTGATCACCACCTTGACCGGGCAGCGGGGACCGGGACACCAGGGATTGTCGGAGCCGTTGGCTTGTAGCGCGGCGCGGGCGAGCTTGGCGTCCCACTCTCCGATGCGGCGCTGCTTCTTGGTCACGGTTGTGTGCTCGGGTTCCTGTCCGATCTCCTCCCAGGAGATTTCCCGATACATCGGCCCCGAGTTGCCCGCCACCCGGATCGGGAAGGTCCGGAGCACCACCCACGCCTCGAAGCGATCGGGGAGGACTTCCCAGGGCGAGATTCCCGCCTGCGACAGCGCATCGATCGCTCGGCAGTCGACGCTGGTCGCGAAGGGATAGGTCGGCTGGTGGAGTCCGAGGCCGAAGCCCTGGGTCGCCTCGATCTGCAGCGTATCGCTGCCGTCGTTGCGCATCCACCACGCGGTGTCCTGACATTTGACCTTGAAGACACGCGAGTTGGTGTAGACCATGTGGTCGTTCTGGACGTCGGGAAGGTTGCGGATGATCGCGGCGCGGCGCCAGATGCGGTCGGCGCGGGCCGCCCCCACGCCTTTCCCCGTGGACCCGATCGTACGCGTCAGACCGGACGTCCCGTGTCGTGCCGCGTGACCGTACTCCTCGATGCTGTGCGAGCGCAGGACCACGGTGGCCATCGGGTCGATCATGAGGCGTTTGGACACCTCGAATCCGGCCTCGTCCAGCGCCCGAATCTCGGATTCGAGCAGATCGGTGTCGATCTCTGACCCCGCCCCGATGTAGAGCGGACGGCTGTTCGCGATCGCCCCGATCGGCACCTGCTGGAGCTTCCACTCCTTTCCGGTGGGATCGTAGGCCGTGTGCCCGGCGTTGGGTCCTCCAACGCGGACGCACGAGGTGCTGCGACCGCTGGCGAGCCAGCGGCAGACCGCGCCCTTGCCCTCGGACCCGTACTGCCCTCCGACGACGACTTGTATTCGGTTCATCTGGACGGCGGCAGAACGGGCGTCTTCTGGCTACCGACTTCGCGGCCGTCCCACGAGTCCCAGAACGCCACCGTGTACTCCTTCACGAACCGCCGTGCGGGCGTCACGGGGCACGCCGCGCTCGGGCACTTCGGCCTCCTCCTGATCGGCTGCCTATTCTTCATCGTCTTCCTCCTCGTAATCGACCTCTTCTCTGTCCTCGAAGTCCTCGGGTGGGTCGAATCTGCCCCAGGCGTCCGGCTCGATCCGGATCGGATCGATCATTTCTTGTTTTTCCAGAGATCGGCCTCGGCGCCGAATCGCACGCCAAACTGCGCCTCGTACACGCCGATCATCTCGTTCTGGACCCATTCGGCGAGGTCTTTGTCGGTGGCGCCCTCGTATCGGCGGGGAAGCTCCAGCACGAGGCTGTCGTGAATCTGCAGCAGCAGGCGTCCCGGCAGCTCCTTCTCCACGAGGATCATCACGTCTCTCATAGTTTCGGCGAGTCCGCCCTGGATCACGGCGTTGAAGGCCTGGTACGCCTTTTCCCAGAGCGGCGCCCCGAAGTTGAAGTATCGGCGCTTTCCCGAGATGAGGGTGACGTACCCCAGACGTTCCACGGAGCGCTCGGCTGCCCTGGCGTAGGTGAAGAACTCGTGGAACACCTCGCGGTATCGCTTGATGAGCGCTCGCATCCGCGTCTCGCTGACTTCGATCCCGGTCTCCTTGTAGACCGTCTCCGCCAGCTTCCGGGCGCCGGCCGCGTAGATGGTGCCGAAGGTCAGACGCTTGGCGATGTCACGCTTGCTCTTCCACTCGGGGTCCGATTCGTCGATCCCGAAGACTTCCTTGGTCGTCTCCCCGTGGACGTCGCTGCCAGGCGTCTCGATGATCCGAATCATGGCTTCACACCCGGTCACGGCGGCTGCGATTCGGACTTCGCCCTGTGCGAGATCCACTTCCCAGAGACGGTGACCGGACTTGGCGCCGAACAGTTCCCGTGGCAGCGGGATGCCGGGATCGAGTTCCATGTCGACGAAATGGCGCACGTGGGGAATCGCTTGGAGCTGGACGCGCTGCACGGAGAGCCGGTGGGAGCGGACGTTGGTGAGATTGAAGAAGGGACGGAGTCGGCCGTCCTCGCCCTGGAGTCGTGGCCAGGGTCCGTACCACTTGGTCACCATAGCCTTGAGCGCCTGGTGCCGGTGGAACTCGCGGGCGTAGGGCTGGCCCTGCCGCGCCAGCTCGGCCACGTCCCGCTCGGCCAGCGCGGGAGCACCGGAGTCCGTGTACGATGCGGGCGTGAGCGCCAGCGCCCCGGGCAGGTCGCCGAAGTAATAGGCTTTCGCAGCGGGGAGCGTGGTCCGGAAGGGGAGCGACTTCGCCACGAGGTCTTGTTCATCCAGCAGCCACTCGGCCGCCTGGTTTGCCGCCTCGGCATCGAACTGGATGCCGCGCTGCTCCATCGCCAGAACTACTCGAGAGAACGTCAGTTCACGATCGACCAGCCGACGGGCCGCTGCCCCCTCGATCTGCAGACGCTCGTACTGCCACTCGAACAGTCGATACGTGAGCTTGACGTCCTTCCGGGCGTACTTGGAGACGAGGGGCCACGGGGCCTCGGCATAGCGGGGTTTGGTCTTCTGGCGGTTGGCGACGAACCAGTCGTCCAGCTCGTCTGCTTCCAGCGCGGCGCGATCGCCCCAGAGCCGACGGGCGGTGTTCTTGAGTGCGGCGGAGTTCTCGCCCGCGATCACCTTCTGCGTGAGCATGGTGTCCCAGACACAGTTCTCGACCCATTTCGTGTGCAGCGGCGCCAGCCGGTCCCCGTGAGGCGTGGTCATGCCACGGAGCACGTACCACATGTGGAGGAGATCGAACTTCATGTTGTGGTAGATGCCCTGCTGCTCGGCGAGCCAGCGACAGACGTGTTCCCAGTAGTCGCGATCGAATGCCGGCCACTCGGGGTTGGTGGCGAAGGCGGTTGGAATCGCCTGCGAGCGGAGACGCCGCTCCCGGTCGCGCCAGGCCCAGGCCAGAACCACAGCGCGGCCTCCATCGTCGGGATGCAGGGCCGACGTCTCCGTGTCGATCGCGACTAGCTTCACGCCCTACACAATCTCCGAGGCGAGTTCGCGATTCGTGGTCCACACTTGGGAGCTGCCAGCCACAACGAGCCACTCGATGACCGTGCGCCCGTCGTGTCCGTGGACAGACGCCACGTCGTCCATGACATCGGACCCGTTCTGCGGTTCCCGTATCACGGTGGACGGCTTGTCGCCGAGCCAGCGCATGATGGCGACGCCGTCCTCGGTGAGGATTCCCTGGACGACGGCACCCGTGCCGCTCTTTCCCGTGACGTCCTCGCGCCGGTTCAATCGGAAGATGTACATTGCGTCTCCTGGGTGGTGGGAGGGGGGCCTGCTCCCGCAGACCCCACCTCCACCTTGGACAGAGGGTTGTTGTCAGTCTAGAAGGGGATCGAATCTCCCCACTTGGCTACCGTCGCTTCGAGGCAGTACCCCCGCCAGCACGTCGTCCGGTAGCACTCCGGCGCGTGGCAGTCGTAGGGGCCTCCTCGTCATCGTCCTCGGTCGAACGCGTGGTACGGGACGCACGTTCGGTGCTGCTGGCACGCTTGCGGGACGTCGCATCCGGTTCCGGTGTGCGGGCACTTGATCCAGAGCCCTTCTTCTTCACTCGCTCGGACGAGCTTCGGTCCCGGGCAGTGGTTGATGTCGTGCTGCGCTTCGGAGGAGGGGGCTCGTCATCCTCTTCCTCATCCTCAGCCTCGTCTTCATCGTCTCCCTCTTCGTCGTCCTCCTCTTCCTCCTCGTCGTCTTCGCCCTCTCCCTCGTCAGCGTCGTCCTCGTCATCTTCCTCCTCGTCGCGATCGACCTCGTCCGGGGCGATGAACTTCTCGACCGTGTTGACGATCTCGCCCTTGCGCTTGCCGACCTTCTGCGTCTCCGAGCCGAGCTGCAGGAAGGCGTACTCGCCGATCAGCTCGTCGGTGTCGGTGTCGGGCTCCTCGTCGAACGCGTCGAAGAACTCCTTCATCTTCCACTCGGACGACTCGCCGAGCGAGATGTTCTCGAACAGCCTCCCCGAGAAGCCCTTCTCGGCGATGTCCCAGACGGTGCGCCAGAAGGGATCGCCGCCGCCCTTGGGGGTGCGGACAGTGACCTCCTTGAGCTGGCACCGGTAGACGCCGTCCGGGACCGTGTTGAACCTGGGCGCCTCCGGCGCCTGGGCGACGGCTCGGGCCTTCGCCTTCGGGAGCTTGGGCATGGTCTATTTCGTCTCCCCCGCGCGTACAGCGCGGAATGCCTTGACCTCGGGATCGGTCTTGGCTGTGAGATCGCCGTTCACGTAGGCGACCAGTCGATCGAATGACGGGTTGGGCATACGGAGCGGGGTGACCCCGAACCCGTCCTTGCCCAGCCACTTCCCGTTCCGGCGCGTGATTCCCCAGTAGGTCGCGGCGCCTCGATCGGTGGTCCACGCGGGCTGCATCGCCACGGAGATGTCGCAGTAGGCGAGGAGGAGCGTGGCCACCTTGGGCGTCTGCATGGGACGGTAGACGACTTCCGCCGTGTCGTCGTCGACGTCGCGCTTGGACCACGAGGCGTAGCCCACGTGGCAGGGGAGATCGCGGAAGTCGCGAAGCACGCGGATCATCTGGGACGAGTTCTTGCCCCAGTCATCGCCCTCCATCAGGAACGGGTCCCGGATCACGTGCCGGCGCAGCGCCTTCGCGGTTTCGTCCCGCATGATCTGTTCCTGGAACGTCTGCTCCAGCGCGGTCAGCGTGTCGATGCAGACGCCCGCCAGATGGTCCGGGTCCTCATCGAACTTGGAGCGCAGGTCCCAGACGAGCGCTTGCATGTCCTCGTACGATGTGACCGTGGTGCGTTCGATGTTCTCCACGGGGATTCCGAGTTGTCGAAGGGCGCGGCGCCGGAGCCCTCCCTCCTGAACCACGTAGAGCACCTTCCCCAGGTGCGCCATTCCCGCCAGTGCCGTGGTCTTCCCCGTGTCAGGATCGCCGTAGAGTAGCGCCTTGAGGTGTGCCGGCTCCTCTGCCAGCGGGCGGCGCGGGGGCACCGGGTGCGTCTCCGGGGACACTGCGCTGGACCGGCGGCGGCGGGGGCGTGCTCCGCGCCGGGCGGAGGAGCGGGCACCGGCCCGCGCCTCCTCCTTGAGGTCTTCCACCTCGTCCCGATGGAGCTGTCTAGCCGTGACCTTCGATCTCCCAGGAGAAGTAGAGGACCGAGGTCGGAGCGATCTCCTCGCCCATCGCCTTCGCCAGCGCGCCGGCGACACCGGGCGCGTCCTTGCGGGTGATGGACATCTCGGCCCGGTCCAGGGGAACGTCGGTCCGCTTCGCGTGCTCCGTGATCTCCAGCAGCACGGGCGCGTTGATCAGGCCGTCCACGTGGTAGACGCGCACCCCGTGGGCGCACCAGGTCGGCCCCTTGGCCTTCGGCTCGCGGTCCTTCGCGGCGTCGGGCGCGCGGTCCTCGCCGCGCGGGTTCGCGCTCTCCTGCTCGTACCGGTACTCGGACTCGGCGCGGTCTGACGCGGCCCCGTGGTGATGGTGCAGCTCGTCCTGCATACCTTCGAACCTCCTAATGGCGGGTTGGATCGCGGCGGAAGCCGAGATCTTTCAGGAATCGCCGGGTGTCTCCACCCCGGACACCGGCGATACACGCCTCCGTGAAGGGGCAGCGATATCGGCAGCGTTCGGGGTCGAAATGCCTCGGCTGCTCGGGCGGCGTGGTCTCGGAGGACGGGCGCACGAGCGTGCGCGTCTGCGCCATGTCCTTCCACGCGTCCTGGGCGATGGCTTCGAGCTGGTCGTCGTTGTAGTGCACGAGCGTCCTGGCGAATCGATCTTCCAGCGCCTGCGGCGTCACCTTGTTTCGTTGGGTGCGGACGTTATCGTAGATCGTTCCCCAGATCGGGATTCCTGCCCGACGCAGCGCCCACGTGTAGAGCGGGAACTGGACGTGCAGCGCGAGTTCGAGCTGGTTGGCGAGGCGCGAGCTGGTCTTGGAGTCCACGAGCCAGAGTCGTTTCTTGGGATCGTCACGGAGACGGACGATGAGGTCGGATCGGACCTTGAGGTGGATGCTATGGAAGAGCGGCACGGTCATCTGGAACTCGACTGCCCGGACGATCCAGTCGCGATTGTGGCCCCAGTGCTCGACGTACCCTTCGAACATCCAGTAGAGCAGCTCGGTTTCGTCGCTGCTGTCGGACAGGTGCTCGTCGATCGTCCGCACGGCGGCGGTTCGTGGTCCCACGCGGTCCGGGCCGATACGGTGCCCGTAGAACGTGGCCATCAGCTGGTGCCAGCGCGTCCCGCGTTCCTGGGCGGGCGATGCCGTCGGGGGCGTCCATCGCTCGGTCCATCGCAGCTGATGCTTGTATGGACACTGACGGAGATCGTCCAGTTCGGAGAATGAAAAGACGTAGGGCTCGATCGTCATCAGTACATGACCTTGATTTCAGTGTATCGTCCGCACGCCTGGCAGCGGAGATCGACGCTTCCCCGTCCGCCACTCGTGGATGAAAACCCGGTCATGTCTTCCACAATGACGCGCGTGGAGCCGCATCGACACGTGATCGTGAACCCCGGGTGGGTTTGGTCACACTCCTCCTGGGGAAGCTTCGACACGAACTCGCGTTGCTGGCCCATCCTGCTGGGGTCCATCGTTTTCCTCTGTCCTCCTGGTTGGGCGGCCCGGGGGGTGGCCGCCCACTGAATAGTTAAGCACGGGGGGCGTGCCGCTGTCAAGTAGTGGGGTAAGGTCGGGAGCTGCCCTCGGTCCGCAACGCGATCGTTCTTGGCACGTCTCCATTAGCGTCGCTAGCGCGGAGGCTCTCCGGACAGCTCCCTACCTCATAAGGGTCTAGTTACAGCCAGTGGACGCGTTGTTGCAGTGGTAGCTGCGCGAATCGCCCATCCTGGCCTGCCGACAGGGTGCGCAGTTGCACGTGCAGGCGTGCCGACGGAACTGGATCACGGGGTGACGTTGACCACGATGGATAGCGGCGTCTTATCGGGGGCGATGCCCCCGATCATGAAGTAGCCCTCGCCGTCGTACTGGTGCAGAGTGAGATCGCTGTCGCGGGTCTCGACGCCGAGCGCGCGGATCGTCTCGCCGAGAACCGTGGCCACGAGCATCGCGGTCCGTTTCTCTGTGTCCGAGGCGACGCCCGTGGTGGACCGCTCGTCCGGGTCGTTGCCACCGCCCCACACGAGCGGGATCAGGTTGTGGACCTTGCCGGCGTCGTAGCCTCCGTGGCAGAGCATCGATCCTGCCGCCCGGAGACGCGTGTCGGGGGTCTGCAACTCTTCCGCGAGCTGCGAGTCCTCGTCGCGGTCATCGACCGTACCGATCACGAGATACTTCATTCGTTCTCCTTGGGGCCTGGGTCGCCGCCGGCTTCCGGTCGCTGTCGCGCCCGCCGCCCCATCTGGTCCCATTAAACCACACCGGGCGCCCCCGCGTCAAGCTGCGGTCACAAAGAGGGCTCCCCGGTCGTCCCGAGGAGCCCCCGGCTAGAGAAAGGAGAATGCCTAGCGCTTCCGCTTCGCGGCCGCCTTCGCCTTCGGGGGCTCGGGCTCGTCCTCCTCGTCGTCCTCCTCGTCCTCGTCGGACTCGTCGTCTTCCTCGTCGTCATCGGACTCCTCGTCGTCGTCCTCCTCCGACTCGTCCTCGTCGTCGTCCTCGACCTCGTCCTCATCGTCGAGGTCCTCGTCGTCCTCCTCGTCCTCGTCGTCGGCGACCTTCGCCTTCGACTTCGCGGCGTTGGCCGCCCGCATGCGCTCGGTCGCCGCCTTCTGGGCCTCGGTCCGCTCGCCTGGCGCCGCCTTGGGCTTGGACGCCTTCTCGGCGCGGCTCGCGCGGGACTTCTCGAGCAGCTCGGTCCAGCCCAGCTTGTCGATCTCGCGCTCGGCCCGCGCCCGCTCCTTCGCGGTCGACTTCGGGTCGAGCGCGGCGTTGATGAGGCGGGACTTCAGCTTGGCGTCGTGCCCCGGCACGAAGCGGCTGCCGGTCTTGCCACCGCAGGACTGCCGCTCGCGGCCGTCCCACTCGCACAGGCAGTCGTTCTGGCCGCTGCTGCTCCTCTTGGGAGTCGCCACGGGCTCCGGCTTCTCCTCCGTGCGCTTGGCGCGCGGGGGCGGGACGGTCCGGGGCGGGGCCTCGCGGCGCACCCGGGCGCGCGGCTGCTCGTCCTCGTCCGTCTCGACGCGGCGGCGGGTCTTGGTGATTGCCATTGGTCGATTTCCTCCATCGGTAGTGGTGGGCGGAGCTGGTGTACCCCCATAGTTAAGCACACCAGACCCCCTTCTGTCAAGTCTCGCCTGGGCCTCCTCTTCGTCCTGGCGAGCGAAGTAGCGCTTGGCAGCGCGGTACACCGAAACGAACTGATGCACGCGTACGCGGGAGTCCCAGCAGCGCGTGCAGACCTCTCTCCCGTCCTGTTCCTCGTGGTCCTCCTTGAAGTGTGGGCAGGCGCTGCACTGGTCGCGATGATGGCGCAGGTCAGTGAGAATCTTCGAACGCTCCTGCGCCCTAGCGTTCATGAGATTGCGCCGGATTGCGGCCGGCGACAGCGGCTTCTTGGGTTTCTTCGTGGGTTCTCCTCCGCGCTCCCGTGTCATACGACCATTAAACCACACGGGACAGGACGCGTCAAGTACCTGCTACGACAGCGGATCAACGCCGAGCAGGTGCGCGGTTCGAGGCAGGTATCGCTTTATCCAGACCACGCGATCGTTGGGGTCTGGAATACGGCGCAGCACTGCCCGCACAAGCAGAAGGTGACCAATCGACGGAGGCCGCTCCAAGGCAGCCTCCTCCACCGACTGGTCCCGATCGATCGGTCTCATCAGAATCGATCGCCGTACCAGAGATCGGGGGACGCGTTGTTGGCGCGCGAATTGGCCGCCCACGCCAGGAAGTAGAAAGGCAGCCAGAGGCCGCATGTGATCACGCACAGGAACAGGTGCGCCCCGTGATTCACGGGGGCCACACGAGGCACCCACTTCACGCCGTCCCAGCGCCAACGTCCATCAGGACTGATGATCGGCGGAGGTCTCATTGTTTTTCTCTCTCTGTCGCAAAATCGTACGACGGGCTCGAATGGCAGCTACGCTGCGCTGCAGATGGAAGGCGATACGGCGGAAGTGAGGTTGACCCGCTTTCGCGTGGCCGCCGGCCCGCATCGTCCCTGGAGGCCAGCACAGGTCGGGTGGCGGATTCAGGACCAGCGCATCCTCCTCCGGCGTCCACGGAACGTTCGCTCGACGCAGACCGGACGGAACGTACTGGGCGATCTGCCTCACTGGATCACCTCGACGCGGAAACGAATGCCGGTCTTGTGCTCGCCGTTCTCGTCGATGTCGAAGAAGCCGGGACGTGTCCAGATCTCGGTTCCTTGGGGCGCCAGATAGCCTTGCGCGATCGCTATCGACTTCACAGCCTGGTTCACAGCGCCGGCGCCCACCGCCTCCATCTCGACCCATCCTCGCCCGCGAATCTCGCCGGCAATGGCGCCAGCGAGCATAGCGGGTCGGGACGTCGTGGACACCTTGAGGACGATTACGGGACGCTTTGCGGGTCGCGTACTAGCTTCCATGCACTCCATTAAACCACACCCGGCCCGCTCGCGTCAAGTGGTCCTGTCGATCCGTCCTCCCCACGCGTTAAGATCTCTATGGGCCTCCCATCCCTTCTGGAACGCGATTTCGATCATGCGCCAGTTGTCTAGCGATGTCACGAATCGCGTCTCGGCCGCCCACTTCTGGAATTCTTCCCAGGAGGGGTGATTCGCTTCCGGGATCGGTGTTGTCATATTACCAGCCTCTCTCGTTGAGTTCGTCTATAGCCGCCTGGTCGCCACGCCGGGCCGCCCTCTTCAGGTTGCCCTTGTGCTTGGCATCATGGCCCGGCTTGAACATCGCCCGGGTCTTGGCACCGCATCCGCACTGACAGAAGCCCGTAGACGCAATCCGCTTGGTTCGCTTGGGTACGCTAGGCTGGGGCGTTACCGCTGGTCTAAAGCGTGAAGCCCCGAACGCCATCGGCGGCGGCGGGGCTACGACTGGAATCGGCGGGGGCGTTGGTGCGGGGGGTTCCCACTTCGGCGACGGCGCCACGCGATACGACTTGGGAACGTCCCCGATCATTATCCCGTACTGCCTGCCAATCTCGTAAAGCCGAACCAACGAGTCGTAGGCGTTCGATTCCTCGACCAGGGCGACCGGGAGCTTGCGCTCCAGGAACGATCGCGCCCAGCGTTCCCACGTTCCCGGGTAAATCCCGAGCGGACGAGCGACCGCGATGATCACCTGATTGGCGGTTCGGAACCCCAACTCGGCCGGGATGGTTCGTCCCCAATGGAGCGCCACGGCGGGCGCGTATTCGGCCTTGCCCCACTCGTAGTTGCTCGTCGGCCCGATCAGGTTGCCTACTGTGGAGAACGCGTGGTACCCACATTCGCACCCGCGAGTGGGCGCCTCGTGGACCGGACCCCGGGCGGCGAGGTTGGGGTCGTAGTGGCTTCGCTTGCAGACGGCCGGTTCGTGGCCGACGAGAAGGTCCTCATCGTCTCTGTCTACTGCCGGGGTGAAGCCCATGTTCAGGGAGAGCAGACGCCCTGGCGGCCTCCCCGCGGCGATTCCGACTCCCGACAGGATGCCGTATCGGAACCCAACGAGTCGCGGGCCGGGGACCGCGAAGGTCCCCGGCTTGTCCTGATCGCTCATTCCCCGGCCGGGACCTTCTCGGGCTCTGGCTCCGGGACTGCGGTCGGATCGGGAACCGCCGGCCCCGTCGGAAGCTCGATCACCTCACGCTCGGGGAGCACGATTTCGTACTCCTCCTCTTCCTTGCCGATCTTCGCCATCTCTGTCCGTCTCCTGATTCGAGTTGCGCGCCGGAGGCGCGGGGGCGGCTCGCCCCAACCCCCATTAAACCACACGGAGCGGCTCGCGTCAAGCCCAGGTAAAGGCGAGGGGCCGCCCAACGCGGGACGGCCCCCCAGGAGACGGGGCGGTGCTTATGGGAGTCTCAAGGCGGTGCGGAGTCTCTTGCGAACTTCAACCGCGCGTTCCGAGTGGACAAAATCGTTATGGGTGTCGTTTGGGAGTTCACGCTCATCTGGTGCGAGAAGGTTGTACGCGAGATGGACGGCGTCTTCCAGCGCTTCGGTTCCGCCGACGCCAGCCTCTTCGAGCGCATGCTGCCAGGCGCAGTACGCGATCACGCGACGACGGACGTCGTCGGGCAGCTCCGTGATCATGTCGATGACTTGTCCGAACGTAGGCGGCGGCGGCTCCTTCATGTCGAACTGATGCACGAGCAGGCCACGGGGCATCGCATGGGAAGTCGCTGTTTCGGGTTCGGTCGGTGACACGACCGGGACGGGAGGCGCCTCCGTCATCGTCTCGACTTCGGCCTCCCTTCGTTCGGCCGCGTTGACTTGCATCTTGGGCCAGAGACGCCTCGCCACAGCCCACGTGACCCGGCCGTCGCGGAGATTCCGAAGCGTCTTCGAGTCGACGCCCCACTCCTTCGCCAGCTCGATGAGCGTGTGGTTCTGGTTGAGACGCGCCAGGAGTCGTTCCTGCATCTTTTGCTGGAGCGATCTCGGCGCGGGTTTGTGGACGTACCCCATCTCAATCGTCGTCTCTCTGCGCATCGAGTTTCGCGGCGATGATGTCCATCGTGGGCGTCTCGCTCGCGGACACGCGGCCGATCGCCTCGGTGCACACGTCGATGTCCGCCCAGACCACCTGACGCGCCGCCTTCAGCGCCTCGTCGATCGTGTTGGTATCGACCACCACGCGGATCATAACTTGTCGCTTCATTGCAGTCTCCTCGTTCCAAATCGTCGATGTTGGCCCCTAGATCGCGACGGCGGGGCCATCCGTCTCCTCGGCCGACGGGACCAGGCCCAGTTCTTCAGCGTCCCAGAGCGGGAACCGCCAGTTCCGACGCTCCAGGCGCGTCCGACATCGGGCCGCGACCTTGCCGGTCAACCGCCGCAACGCGGCCCAGGCGCCCGCGATCTCCACGGGCACTCCGCCGTCGCGAGGCGGATAGGGCGGCCGTTTCCGCTTCCCCTCCCACGGGCCGCGCCAAGGCGCGATGGGCGCCCGAGGGCGGGCGGGGCGAACGCGGCGCGGGGGCGGCATAGCTCCATTAAACCACACCGTCCCCCGCGCGTCAAGCCAGCGTCCCGATCACGCTTCCTTCGGGGGCGCCACGGGGACCAGCACGACCTTGGTGTTGGCGCCCTCCGCCCCGAACCGCGCCACTCCCCAGGCCCCGCGTCCGGGCAGGACCGCGTGGACCTCGCCCTTCTCATTCTGGCGAATCTTGATCGCCAGTTTTCCCAGTTTCACCTGCATCCTATCTCGCCTCCAATATCACCATTCCGGCCCGCGCCCAGAGGAGGGCGCCCAGGCCGGGATCGATCGACCACATCGCCGCCTCGGCCGGCGGATCGACGATCCGGACGAAATCGGCGTCCGTGAGGCCCGGGATGTTGAACAGGCCCTCGACGCCGCAGACCCAGGCCCCGCCCTCCTCATCCTCGAAGAACTCCGAGCCCTCCATGTTGATCTTGCCAGTCGATTTCAGATGGAGGCGCAGGTCGGGTTCCCCTTCGGGCGTCACCACCTCGGCGACCGCCCCAGCCCCGTCGCTGTCCGCCATCGACACCGTCTCCACGTACGCGAAGCGCTTCATCTCATCCTCCATTAAACCACACCTTGGCCGGCGCGTCAAGCCGCGCTCATGAGCGCGCGGGGGTACTTGCGCGCGGGGTTGCCGCTGTGGTTTAATGGTAGTACTCCTGGACTTGGCGGCGGGGGGCGGTCGGCTAGCTACCGACACGACGCCCCCCGTTTCGTCTCTCTCCAGGAAGTCCAAGTTAAGGAGACGGCAATGTCGCTTGACGACGCTGATGACCTCCGGTGCGCCGAGACAGCTGCAGACAGCGGACTCGTGGCGCTATTTGAAGACCGCAAGGAAGAGGCGCGTGATCTGTTCCTGGAGTCCATAGCCTTCTCCCTCGTTCAGTTGAACAAAACCCTCCTCCATTACGTAGAACGCTCGTGAGGGCGTCCGCGTCCTATCCCGACGAGTTGGTCGTCAGTCCACACTGGGTGACTTGGCGCTACATGCGTCGCGACGGCCGACTCAACAAGACCCCGCTCCATGCCGACGGCTCCCCAATCGAGCTGGGCGCCCCCCATGCCCGCTGGGGCGGTCGTTTCGACGTCGCATTCGGCACAGTCGAGACCGGACTCGCCGACGGCGTCGGCTACGTGGTTCTTCGCGACGACCCCTACTCCCCCATCGATATCGACCACTGCCGCGATCGTGAGACGGGCGCTCTCACTCCTGCCGCAGCCGCCCTCGTCCGCGAGTTCGACTCCTACACGGAGATCACTCCGTCCGAGGAAGGTGTCCGCATCTGGATTCGGGGCCGCAAGCCGCCCGGTCGTTCCCGCACGGGCGACATCGAGATCTACGATTCCCTTCGATATTTCACGGTCACGGGCGCCCACCTGGCCGGCACCCCCCGCTTTATCCGCAACCGCCAACCCGAACTCGACGCCCTCCACGCTCGTCTCTTCCCCCCCGACATCGTCCGGTCGTCCACCCCCCGCGAACTCTTCGTCCATTCCAAGCCGCATTCCGACGAGGACCTGATCGCCCGGATCGCCCGCCGATCCCGCGCCCTCTATCGCCTCCTCTCGGGCTCCGTGCGCGGCTACGCTTCCCCTTCCGAGGCCATGCGCGGCCTTCTCTCCCGCCTCTCCGAATACACGCAGGACCCGGCGCAGCTCGCCCGCCTGGCCCAAGCTTCCGGCCTCTGGTCCGAGACCAAATGGGCGCGTCTGGCCGACCACGAGATCGCCGACGCCATCGCCTACCGCGCCCGGCGGGGCGACGTCTACGATCCCGATGACGTCGAGGCCCAGTTCATCGAGGACTTGGAGAAGGAGCGCAAAAGGCGCCGCGTTCGCCGCACCATCGACGCCGAGGAAATATCTTCCCGACCCCCCGCCCCGATCGTCTCGGCCGCCGAGTTTCTCGCTTCTTCCGAGCCCGACCCCGCATGGCTGATCGAGGACCTCCTCTACGAAGATTCCTCGGTCCTCTTTCCCGCCGTCGCCAAGGCCGGCAAGACCACGTTCCTCATCAATCTCATCCGCTCCCTGACTTCCGGCGATCCTTTCCTGGGCGAGTTTGCGGTCTCTTCCCCGATGGTCGTCACTTATTGCAATCTGGAGATGTCGCCGGGCCTCATGCGCAAATGGCTGCGCGATCTCCGATTGTCGCACCCTTCCCGCCTCCGCATCGCCAACTGGCGCGGTTGCCCCCCCAACCTCTCCCTTCCCGAGGTTCGCCAGTCCCTTATCGCCGAACTTCGCGGTTCGCAGGTCTGGATCGTCGACACCTGGTCGAAGCTGTTTCCCGGCGACGAGAATTCCACCTCCGAGTCGTTGGCCTTTCGTCGGGTCTTGGACGAAATCGCCGAATCCGCCGGAGTCCGGACCTTGATCGTCGCCCACCACATGGGAAGGATCGCCACGCGGGGCGAATGGAAGGATGGCGACGAACACGGCCGTGGTTCCTCCTCCCTGGATGGCGCTTTCGATAACGTCTGGATCCTTCTCCGCGAAGGCGATACACGGGTCTTTCGTTCTTCCGGCCGCGACGTTGGCACAGATCAGGAGTGGATTGTCTTGGATTACGATGCCGAGTTCCGATATCTCACCCGGTCCACACGGTCACGTGAGGAGGTCCGGGAGAAGCGGACCGCGGAACGCTCGGCGCATCTCGCACAGAGCGTTCGGATGTTGGTTCGAGACGAACCCGGGTTGTCTGGACGGAAGATCCGGGACAGGTTGCCTGGGAGAGACTCGGACGTGAATGCTGCGATCCACGAGGCTGAGAGGAAGGGATGGATCGAAAATCGTGGGACACAGACGGCAGGTTCCTACTTCATTTCGGAGGGAGTGGTGCCCAGTGGTGCCCAGGTGGTGCCCGGCACCGATCGCCGAACCCGGCTGCGTGACGGTGGGCGCGGTGCCCCCTTAAAAGGGGGACCGCCACCGGCACCACCGGGTCGGCGGGGACCAATGCCAACCAGTAACAGGGTGACTGGGGCACCGGCACCGGGCCTACGTCACACTTATAAACGGGGACTTCAGGTGGATGACTGATCCGGTTTGGACAACGACCTCAGGTGGGCGATGACTTGGAGTGAAGCCTCGACGGTGGTGTGGATGAGAATGTCCATGTCGCGTTGCGCCTGGGTTCTCCGTGGCCGACGACGTCGAGGCCTTGGCGCGCGAAGCTGTCCCAACGGATCGATCGCCTTAGCCATGGAAAACAAACCCCAACGCGCAGAGGCCGATCAGGATGCCTGCCCAGCCGATGAGAACCGACAGGACCCACGTGGCTTCCGATCTAGACATCACCGTGGAACCCGAAGCGAGTCGTTGCTGCCGTGGAGTACGCCCTGGTCGCTCCACACGATCTGGCGGTCGAAGTCGTCGACGGCGGGGAAGGCGCGGTCGGGACCGAACAGGTCGTCAAGCCAGAGTGCGCGAAGCTCGGGATTCACGAGCAGCGAGGCCCCGAGGAGGCGGGCCATGTGGGGACCGACCCGGCGCGGGGCCGGAGGTATACCCCCCGGGTTCGGGAGGGGCGGGTTGGGTCGCGTCGGGTCCATGTCTGCCTCCAGGTGCGTTCGGAATGAAGGTGGGCGATCCCCGTGGCCAGCAAGACCACGGAGATCGCGATTGCGGGCGGGATCACGAGTCGGTGACGACGTTGCCGAAGGTGAAGGCGTCCATGAGGGCGTCCATCGCGTCCTTGTCGACGCCTTCGAATTCGTCGCTCAGAACGATGCGTTCCTGGACGCCCTCCAGTATGGTCATGAGCGTGCGGTATTGGGATTCCGTGAAGCTTGCGGTTACCTCGCTCACGACATCATCTCCTCGATGCGGATGACGAAGCGGCGGGCGCCGATCGGGACGAAGATCACGGCGGAGTCCCCGTCGTTGTCGCAGTCCGTGGCCCCGACCGCCTTCATGACGCGGTTGGCGAGGTCCCCGAACGGGTCTGGTTCGGGGGTTCCGGTCGGGGGCGGCTCGTGGCCGGGCGCGGGCCAGGCCTTTTCGAACATGACCATCCAGGTCCGGCTGTCGATATCGCCCATCTTGACGTCGATCAGCCTGTGGACGGGGTCGCCCGTTTCGATCTCGTCGAGCTCGCGCCGGTCGAGACTGGACGCGTCGTCCGGGTCCATTTCGACGATCCAGCCGGGTTCTCCGGTGTCGACGTCCAGGACCCGCGTGAAGCCGAGTTGGGACCCGATCGCGTCACAGAGCGCGTCGCTGTTGCTCTGGTCGCCGGTCTGGGGGTCGATGATCGCGACTGTGAGTTTCATGTTCGTTCTCCTGATTCGTGGTGGGGGGCCGGGCCTCGTGTCTGGTTCCATTAAACCACACCCGAGGCCCGGCGTCAATGTCCGGTTCCGATCAGCAGACCCGGGTGAAGCATGGGTCGTGAACGAAGCCCCGGTCGGAATCCCAGCCCAGGTCGCCCATCGTGACCACCGTGGCGCGGGACCCGATGCCGATCGAGACCGAGGTCCGCGCCGGATTGTCGGCCAGCGTGAGGCCCGTGGCCAGCATCGCGGCGATTGTCGCGGCCGTCATGATCCTCTTCATATCGTTCTCCAGGTTCGCGGTTTCGACCTGCTGGGTCGTCGTCAGGGCCGGGCGGACCGGCCGACCGCGCGGGGGACCTTCGGGTCCCCCGCATTCCCGATCAGCTCGCCATCGCGGGCTCCGGGTCGTGGGCCAGCCGCCCGACGCTCGCCGGGACCGTCCCGCCGGCCGGGGTCCGGACGTCGCCCGTCCGCTTCGGCTTGCCCGTCGCGACGGCCTTGCGCGCCGGCTTGGCCGGGGCGGCGGGCTTCCGCCCGCTCGCCTTCGCCTCGGCCGCCCGCGCCTTCCGGGCCGTCTCGCGCTCCAGCTTCGCCTTCGCGATCGCCAGGTGCAGCTCCCAGCCCAGGGCGCGGACCCGCGCCTCGGCCGCCTTGCGGGCGGCGGGCGTCGCCTTGGGGTCGAGCGCCGTCCGGATCAGCGCGCTCTTGAGCTTCGCGTCGTGTCCCGGGATGAAGCGGGCCTCGGGGCGGATGGTCGCGTTGCCGCAGCCGCACTCGCAGGGGGCCGGTCGGTTCGTCTTCGTGGTCGCCATGGGATCGTCTCCACCGGCCCGCTTCGGGGGGCCGGACCCGGGCGGGGCGTCCGCCCCGCTCTCTGTCTCTGCTTTAATTAAACCACATCGGGGGCCGCGACGCAATCCCCTCGCGTCGCACGTTCGTCGCGGATTTGTCTCGTCGGTGTCTCACCTCCGTCGCACGGCCATCTCGTGGCCGTCTCACGCCCGTCTCGCGGGTGTCTCATCGGTCAGGTTCCTTACGATCGGCCGGCGGCCCGGCGCCGGATGGCGATGGCGGCCGCGATCGCCGAGGCCCGCGCGATCTCGCCGTCGGGATCGTCCGGATGCGTCCTCGGGTCCGGGGCGTCCGCGTCCGCGAGCCACGCCGCGAAGCGGGCCGACGGACCCGCGATCTGGCCGCGATCCCGCGCCGCGCGACGGGCGGCCCAGTCGGGGCCCGACGGCGACCAGGGGGCGGAGCCGATCGCGACGCGGGAGGAGCCGAGGGCGCCCGCCGGGCGCTGGCCCGGCGGACGGGGGGTCGGACGGGGGCCGCTCACGACGCCCACCGATGTTGGCTCTCGCGGCTCGGCCGCCCGGCGGCGGCTGCGATCGCGCGGGACGCGGCCCGTCCGGCGGCGGCGGCGGCCGTCTGCGCGGCGGTCGCGACGATCCCGGTCCGGCTGTCGGGGGCGGCGGCTGCCGCGCGGGCGGCGTCGTCGGCCCGGCGGGCGGCGGTCTGGGCGCTCCGGCTCTCGGGCGCTGCTGCGGCGGCGCGCTGGGCGGCGCGGCGCGCGGTCCGCGCGGCCCCGGCGGCGGTCTGGCGGCGGGTGTCTCTGTCCATGTTTAAAGTATATCACATCCGATGCCCCGGACGCAACCCCCCACGTCCCACGTTTGTCGCATCGCAGTCGCACGTGTGTCGCATCGCCGTCTCATCGGTGTCTCACGAGTGTGCCATCGCCGGGTCGCAACCGAGCCGTCGGCGTGCCATACACCCAGGCCCCCCTCGCGACACCCGGAGAGAGCGCTCCCTGTCTGATACCATTAAGAAACAAAACCCTGCGACCTCTACTTGACGGGCGCTTGCGCCCTGTGCTTTAATGGTCGGTATGCGCAGCACCCCGCCCCATGCCCCCGCTACATACGCCGATCTGGCCCTCAAGGCCAAGAAACCCGAGTCCGCAGCCGCCGCAGCAAGACGAGCGGCGGGAACGCCCCGAGGGGAGAGGATACTGGGGCTGGACCTGGGGTTGGAATGGACGGGGTGGTCTCTCCTCGTGACAAGCAAAAGCGGAGAGCCGTCGGGACAATACGGGGCGACGCGATACGCGGGGAAAGACAAGCAGGAGTTCAACAAGGGCGGGTATCGGCTGGCTTGGTGGATGGCCGAGGTGGAGAGGCTGGTCCGGCTGCTGCAGCCGACCCGGGCCGCCGTGGAAGATTACATCCTGGGGACGGTGAACCCGAGGACGAGCGCCACCGTGGCCGAAATGGGCGGGGTGGTGCGGATGGCGTTGTGGGCGAACGAGGTCCAGTACCGTGTGTGGGGGCCGAGTGCGTGGAAGAAGGAACTGTGGGGGGAAGGGCGGGGGAACATAAGGAAGGCGGAAGTGGTCCAAAGGGCGAGGGAGGAGTGGGGGGTCCAGCACGAGAAGGAAGATGCCGTGGAGGCGTATTGCGTGGCGCGGGCGGAATGGCAGGCGATAAGGGACGGCCGCTGATGAGAACGTGGGAGGAAGTGTACGAGGCCGTCGCGTCCAGTCCGAGCGTGGAGGGGAGGAAAGAGTTTTTTCGTCGATACTTGAATGACCCGTGGTTCCGTGCGCTGGTGTCCATGATCATCGCGATGGCCGGCGAGGAGGAGTAGGGGGTGCCGATCAGCTACAGGTTTGTGTTGGTGGGAAGCCGGCGCGCGGCGGCCAACTGGATGTTCCACGCGGGGGTCGATCCGAAGGAATGCTTCGTAGTGGAACGGGCGGCGCAGCTGTGGGGATGGAAAATCATCGACGAAATCACGTGGCTGCACGACGCGGACGGGCTGCCGGAATACGATGCGATCCGGGAGGAGGTGGCGAGAATCCAGGCGCGGGGGAAGTCGGGGCCGGAGTGGGCGCTGTTTATTGGGGGGCCGCGGAATGGGCGCGGGGGGTGGGTGAGGAGGGGGGCGACCGACTGGCTGGTTCTCGATCAAGATGAGGATGTGGACAACTTGACGTGGAGCCGCTCCCCGTGGCCGCTTCCTCCCGTGGCGACGAAAATCACGACGTACCGGCGGGCCACCTACACGGTGATGGAGAGGCATGGATACGTGCGGCGGTTGGCGATGGTGGCCAGCGACGTGGACGTGAACAGAGACCTGCATGCGTTGGAAGATGCGAGGGACTGGGAAGGGGCGGAGGGGCAGGTGATCCCGGACGAAGACGGATGATCCAGATGGCCGCGTTTCTCGCAGCACGTAAGCTGCTGGCGATTCTTCTGTGGGCCCCCGTGAAGATCAGAGACGCAGTGAGATGGACAAGGAGGCGCCCCCGTGGCCGGTAGAGAAAATGCGGAAGTGCGGCTGCGGCGGGGGAACAGGAGGCTGGGGCTGCGGAAGGGGACGTTGGGGCGGGTGCTGGAAGACTACGGGGGGGCGTTGGTGGTGCGATGGGACGGGGAAGGGCAGAACGCAAACGGAATGTTTATGTACGAGCACGAAGTGGAATTCACGGGGCAGGTGCGGAAGTCGGACTCCGTGGAAAGGAAGGGGCCGGAGCTTCAGGAGCGGGGCGAGGGTGGGGTGCGATGGTAGGGCCGAGGGTCCTGGTCAAATGGGCGTGGACGGGGAAGGTGGAAGAGGTGTCGAGGGTGGAGTTCGCGTTTGAGTTCCTGGGGCAGGACATGTACGACGTCATGACGAGGGACATGGGGAAGAGGTTGTTTCGACTGCAGGACTTGATCCTGCTGCCCGAGTGGCCGGAGCGATTCAAGAGGGGGTGGGTGACGCTGCGGGTGGAGGGGGCGGAATGAGGGTGGTTTGGGAGGCGGAGATGCGTCCGATGTGGACGCAAGACCGGCCGAGGCCGCAGAGCCCCGATCTCCGTGCGGCGGAAGCGTGGATCGATGCGCACATCGCGGACCCGACGCTGGCTCTGACGATGGGCGATTGGGATGCGGTGTTGGCGGGGGCGCACGTGAGGGGGGCGGGAGGGGTGGAAACGATCATCAAAGGGATGAAGAAGCGACAGACGGCGCAGCGGCTGCGGGGGCAAGAACTCGAGAAGTTGGCGAAGACGGCGGGGTTGAGCGGGCAAGAGCGGCGGGCGCTGGAGTTGGCCGAGCGGTTCCAGCGGCCGGATGGTCGGCCCGAGATCGCGGAAGTGGCGCGACACATGGAGAAGCGGGACGGGGGTCCAATCAGTCAGGCGACCGCTGCCGTGTATTTGGAGAGGGCGCAGAAGAAGATTTTGAAACGGTTGAGCGGCGAAGAGAACGGGGGAAAGACATGCGATTGATCCGTGGCGATGCCAGGAAGGCGCTTCCAAAGATGGAAGATGCCAGTTTCGATGTGATCGCGACGGACATGCCGTACGGGGAGGTTCAGCTCTGGGGAGAGGGGGAAGGGAATCGGAGCTGGGGCGACCACGGGGGGGTGGGCAGTCCGACCACCGAGTACCACCTCGACGACAAGGACTTCGTGACCGGGTTCATGACGTTGAAGTGGTTCTTGGGGGAAGCCGCACGGCTGTTGAAGCCCGACGGAGTCCTCTACATGACCCTCGGAAGGGGTTGGATACTGCCTCAAGCGTTTCTCCAGGCGGCCAACGCGGGGTTCAAGACGCGTCCGCTGGTCTGGTACAACCCCGACGCGATGCCGCAGCAGCGGGGCCACCCGTGGAAGACGAATGCGAACGTCTGCCTGTTCGGGTATCGCAAGCTGCGGAAGCGGGACGGCGAGATCGTGGACTACGCGGGGCGAGGGGCCAAGAACCTATTCGAGGCGATTCCGCCGAGGGGCAGAACGCGGGTCCACCCTACTCAGAAGCCCGTGAAACTGTTCGAGGAATGGCTCAAGCAGACTCCGGGGCGGGTCTTGGACCCCTTCATGGGGGTCGGAACGACCCTCGTGGCGGCGCAGCGGTTGGGCTTGGACGGGACGGGGGTGGAGACGGAAAAGAGGTGGGTCGAGGAGGCCCAGCGGAGGCTTCGTGAAGAGAGGAACGGCGCCAGGTTCAAGTAACAGGACCGAGCTGTCGAGCCGGCCGGGTCTTCCAAGATGAGAGGCCGGATGAGGGGCTTTCATGCGGCAGCGGGCCGCGTGAGGCCCCGATTGCTACGCCAGGCAGCGGCGATGGTAGGGCCCAACGACGCCGAAGACGTGGTTCAAGAGGCCCTGGTGAGGGCCTGGAGACTCACCAGAATCCGTCCGAAGAACTGGGAATCGTGGCTCTTCCGGATCACCGTGAATACCGCGAAGAACTGGCTGCGGGCGCGGCAGATGGAAATCCCGATGGAGTCGGTGGACAGCATCTTGGAGAGATGGAATAGTGACGGAGACGCATGAGGAGTCGATGAAGCGGCGGCGGCGCGAGCTGGCGTCGATCTATCTCGACGAGGCGCGTCGTCTGCTCGATGAGATGCACCAGCCGGTCATCGTGAAGGGCTTCAGCGCCGGGAAGGTGCTCAAGACGAGGCTCGACGAGCCCGACACGATGGGCAAGAGGAACCTCATGGTTGCTTCCGCCGTGGCCATCGACAAGAGCCTCGTGCTCGAAAAGTTCGACAACCCCGACAAGCAGGGGCTTGCCCTCGTGGATGCGTTCATCGAGCATCTGGCGGGGCCGAAACCGACCGAGGAATGATCCAGGAGCTGTCCCCCAAGCAACGCGAGGCGTTCTGGGGGGCGGATGCGTGGCTCAACATCTTCGATGGGTCGGTGCGGGCGGGGAAGACCGTTGCTAGCCTCTTGAGGTGGCTCAAGAAGATTCGGGACAGCCACGAGGGCGACTTCTTGATGGTCGGAAAGACCGAGAGAACACTCAAGAGAAACGCAATCGACCCTCTGGTGGCGTGGCTAGGTCCCGAACGATGCAAGCTGCACGGCGGCAGCGGCGAGTTGACGTTGCTGGGGAAGCGCGTCTACCTGGCCGGAGCGAACGATGAGAGAAGCGAGACGAAGATCCGAGGACTTGGGCTCAAGGGAGCCTACGCCGACGAGATCACCACGTGGCCCGAGAGCTTCTGGACCATGCTGCTGTCCCGTCTTTCCGACCCGGATGCGCAGCTATTCGGGACGACTAACCCGGATCACCCGGCGCATTGGCTCAAGCGGGACTACCTGGATCGTGCCGGGGAGCTGGACCTATACCGCGTGAGGTTCCGGCTGCGGGACAACACGGCGCTGACGGCGAAGTACATCAAGAACATCACGGCGAGCTACACCGGCCTGTGGCGGAAGCGATACATCGACGGCGAGTGGGTGGCGGCCGAGGGTGCCATCTACGGAGACGTCTGGGACCCGGACCGGCACGTGGAAAGCAAGTTGCCGCCAATGATCCGGGTCTGGGAGGGTGTGGACTACGGGACGACCAATCCGTTCGTGGCTATTCTTCACGGGCTCGGGGTGGACGGTCGGCTCCACGCCTTCGCCGAGTGGCGCTGGGACTCGAAGAAACGGATGCGTAGTCTTACGGCGGGGCAGTACGGGCGCCGGCTCCGCACCTGGCACGAGCGGTTGGGGCTGGAGCCCGAGTGGGTGTTCGTAGATCCGGAGGAGGCGGGCTTCCGGGTCGAGCTGCAGCAGACGGGCTGGAAGGGCGTACGAGCGGCCGACAACTCGGTGCTGGAGGGCATCCGGCTCAAGGCCGACTTGTTGGCGCGGGACAAGTTCCGGGTCCACGAGAGCTGCGAGGGGCTGATCGACGAGTTCCCGGCCTACGTGTGGGACCCGGACGCGGACGAGGACCGGCCGATCAAGGTGGACGATCACAGTCTCGATGCGGATCGGTACGGGACCTTGTCAAGCGAGTTCCTGTGGCGTCGGAAGGTGCTGGGAGGCGAACTGGCCGCATGACGCCGCTAGATGTTCTTATCCTGGCCGTCCTGGCTCTGTTTGGCCCCGCGATTAGTGGAATCTCCGTGGCCATCTTCACCACTAGTGCCGCCCGTCGGGCACAGGGCGACGCGGCGAAGGCGCAGTTGGCGACGGTGCAGGCTCAGGCCGATGCGTCCAAGGCGCAGCAGGCGGCGGCCGAAGCGGCGATCCGCCTCGTGGAAGCGGCAAAGGTCACTGATGCGAGATTGATGGGGCTGGCTGATGGGCAACGTGAGATACAGCGTGTGGCCGTGGGAACGCACGCCATCGTCAACAACCAGCGGACCGTCCTGCTGGCCGTGAACGCGAGGCTGGCTCGGCGGATTGCGGATGAGAATCCGCACGATATCAAGGCGCAGCAGGAGGCGTTGCTGGCCGAGCAGGAGGCCGGCGATGCGCAGTCCGCTCAGAATGAGGGAGTAGGGAGAACGAAGCGATGACCGGGATCTGGTTTGGCTTCGAATGGTGGATGTGGCTGATCGTGGTGCTCCTGACGGGCATCGTGTGGGGCTTCGCAACTTGCCTTGGCGGCTGGATCTGTGGCCGGCTGCAGGCGGGACGGTCAAGGGCGGTCTAGAGGAGACGTAATAAATGGCGACGCTTCACGAGAGCGACATCCCGGGGATCTCGGCCAACGGCGCGATGTTCTTGCGTCAGCTCGCGGATGATCTGGCGCAGGGCAAGGCGGCAATCAACCAGCTCATCACCGACTTCAACGCCCATACGCACGGTGGCATCACGGCGGGCGCAGGGACGTCAGCCGCGCCGACCGCGACAACGGCAGTTCCCGTATCGGTGACCGAGGCGGCGGACCAGACGCTCTGATGCCACTTCCAGAAGGTGGGCCGCACGTTCAGTGGCCGCCGCTTGAGCACACGCACCTCTATCGTCGGTACGAGGAGCATTCCGCGTGGTACGGTGGCGATCCGAACCAGCTCTCCGATTTCTACGTGTACGGCTACGGGCGGTCCCACCGACTGGGAGACGCGCCGGGATCGGGTGCCGGGATCGGGGGGCCTGGGGCTCAGGTCATGCCGACCCACGTGAGCCTGTGGCGACTCAATTTCGATCGATTCTGGGCCAGGGCGGTCACTGCCCCGTGGCGACGCCTGATGGTGCACGTGCCGCTACCCGCTGATATCGCGACGACTAGCGCCGATCTCCTGTTCAGCGATCCGATCCAGGTTCTCATTACCGGGGCGCACGAACCGACAAGCGCTCCCGGGGCAATTGCGATTCAGGATCGGATCGATGAACTGGTGTACTCGGAGAGCATCCGAGCGACGCTGGTCGAGGCGGCCGAGACGGCAGCGGCGCTGGGTGGTGTCTATCTCCGCGTCACGTGGGACCGGGATGTCGAACCGGAGCATCCGCTACTGACGAAGGTGGACGCGGACTCGGCGGTGCCGGAGTTCAAGTGGGGACGACTCTCGGCGGTGACCTTCTGGCGGGTGGTCAACGTGTCCAGCGATACCAAGGGGGTGTGGCGCCATCTGGAGCGGCACGAGCCTGGGTATATCCTTCACGGACTGTACGAGGGGACGGCGGCAGAGCTGGG